ACCGCGCCAGCGGCGAGCTTGCCCGTGGTAACGGCATTAGCCGCAATGTCGCCCGCCTGAATCTTGTGGACGTTGAGCAAGGCCACCGTCATATCCTCAGTGACCTTCAGCTTGCCCGTAGTCACCGAATTAGCCGCGATCTTGTCGGCTGTGATGGCCAATGCGACGATATTTCGCGCCTGCACCGAGTTGGCGGCGAGTTTCGCGGCGGTCACCGCGTCAGCCACCAGCTTTTCAGTCGTGACCGAATTCGCAGCCAGCTTGTCCACCGTGATGGCATTGGCCTTGACCTTCTCGGCGGTCACGGAATCCACGGCGAGATGCTTCGCGGCCACCGTGCCAGCAGCGAGGATGTTGTTCGCCACGAGGTCGAATGGCTCGAATCTCGTACCGTCCCACGTCAGGACTTCCACCACACGATCGGCGAGCGGGACAAGCACGGAGGGGCTGTTGTTTGGCGCGCCCTGCCAGTAGGTGTAGAAGTCGGCAAGCAGTGATGGCGAATTGTTCTTCTCGCCCTTCCAGCGAGTCCAGAATTTCTGTGTCCTCCACCACATGTCCCCCGGCTTCAAGCCGTCATGATTCGGCTCGTCGGGGCCACGGTAGATCAGATTCTTGCCGTCCGCAGTGGTCTGCGCCTTCTTGGCTGCGGCCTGAGCCTGATTCGCCTGAGACGCCGCATTGGCCGCAGCCGTCTGCGCCTTGTCAGCGGTGGATTGAGCGGTCTTGGCAGCATCATTCGCCTTGACGGCGGCATTCGCCGCATCGGTCGCGGCCTTGTCAGTCACAGCAACCCAAGCCGACCCATTCCACCTTTTCGGCGTGTTCGCGCCATTCGTGGTGTCAATCCACAAGGTCGAAGCCTTGCGCATCGACGTGGCCGGTGCCGCGCTCTGAATCAGCACGTCGGCCTTGCCATTGGCCACGCCAGCGGCGGCGGCAGCAGCCGTGTTCGCCTTCTGCGCGGCATTGGCCGCATCGATGGCGGATTGTGCCGCACTGTCAGCCGTGGCTTTGGCTTGGGTCGCGACGCTCGACGCATTCGCGGCGGTGGTCTTCGCGTTGGCCGCATCGGTCTTCGCGGTGGAAGCGTCCGATTTGGCCGAGGCCGCGTCGGACTTGGCGGACTTGGCGGACTCATTGGCGGTGTTAGCCAGTGTCTCCGCATTGCCGGCGGTCTTCTTGGCGCTTTCGGCGGCGGTCTGCGCGGCATTGGCCGCGTCCTTGGCCTGACCGGCGGTGGCGGTAGCGCTCTTCGCGGCAGTCTGGGCGGCATTGGCGGTATCCTGCGCGGTCTTCGCCGCACCAGTGGCCGTGTCAGCCGTGCCCTGCGCGTTTTTCGCGGCGGCAGCGGCGTTCTCAGCAGCCTTCTTGGCGTCGGTGGTCTTCGCGGCGTTATCGGCGATGTCGGACTTCGCCTGAGCGATTTCGTCGGCATTGCGCTCCACGTCGGCATAGCCGAGATGGTTCCATGCAGAGCCATCCCAGACAAGCGTGTCAATCACGCGATCAGACAATGGCACAAGCACGCTGGGCGAGGCGTTAGGCGCGCCCTGCCAGTACGTGTAGAAGTCAGCCAAGAGGCTCGGTGAGGCGTTAGGCGCGCCCTGCCACCTCGTCCAATATTTTTGGGTCTTGAGCCACAAGTCACCGACAATCAGATTGTCCTTCGGCTCGTCAGGCCCACGGAAAGTGTGATTCTTCGAGTGGGCTTCGGCATACGCCTGCGCCGCCGACTCCTTCGCCTTGCTGATCTCGCCATTCGCGGTGGTCAGGTCGCTTTTGGTCTGGGCAATGTCCTTCTGCGCCTGCGTCAAATCGGTCTTGGCCTGGGCAAGCGTTTTGGACGCCGCGTCAAGACCAGTCTTGTTGGCTTGGATGTCCTTCTGCGCCTGCGTCAGCTTTGCCGTATTGTTCTTCAGCGTGTCGTTGGCCGTGCCGATGGCCGTCTGATTCGCCTTGATGTCGGCCTTGGCCGCTTCAAGCTCTTTCGACGTGGCGGCCTGCGCCTGCTGATTCGCCGCAATATCCTTCTGCGCCTGCGTCAGCTTTGCCGTATTGTTCTTCAGCGTGTCGTTGGCCGTGCCGATGGCCGTCTGATTCGCCTTGATGTCAGCCTTCGCCTGTTCCAACTGTTTCGACGCATCAGCCAAAGCCGCCTTGTTCGCGGCAATCGTCTTGTTCGTCTCGGCCTGTTGAGCGTTGATCGCATCCTGAGCCGACTTGTTATCCTCGACGGTCTTGCCAAGAGACTTCAACGCCGCGTCAGCCGTATCCTGCTGTTTTCTGACTGCATCGACGCCCTGAGCGTTCGCGTCGATCTTCTTCGCCGCGGCATCCAAATTGGAACGCAGTTGAGTCTGCTGGCTCTTCAAAGCGTTCGCAGCGTCAGTGTTCGCGTCAATATCCTTGCGGGCGGAATCCAACCCGTCGCTGACCTTCTTCACCTGAGCGGCGGCATCGGACTTCGCGGCATCCAGAATCTCCGACGCCGTATCATTCAAATCCTGCTGCGACACGATAGGTGCGATGATGACGGTCGCGTGCTCCGACTCGTCGGAGGCGTTCGGCTTGGACACGCCATTCACGTCATGCGCATTGTCATAGGCGACGGCCCAAACCTCGACCACATCACCGACCGGCAGCACGCCGGTGGCAAGCTCGCCCTTGCCACGCAACTGGCCCAAATCCAACGATTCACCAGTGCTATCAGGCTTCGCATACAATTCCACATGGTCGAAATCGGCGGGAACACCACCCTCAAGAGTGCCGTCCCATTGGACGAACACGCATTCCGTCCTACACACCGCCGTCACACCGGTCGGCCTGCCCGGAGGCGTCGTATCGCCAACCCACGGGATGATGCCATTACTGCCCGGCATCGCCGCACCCGTATCACCGCCGCCAATCCACGTCTCCGTGCCGTCGCCGTTATCGACGGCGATGGTGCCGGACAGGTACGTCAACCGCATATTGCTGTTACGCAGGGCGATATCCGCCAAAGTCAACGGAAGAGAAGCGTCATCGGGTCTGATTTCAACATGGTCTGCCAAAACGCACACTCCAAAAACAGAAAACCCCACGAAAACGTGGGGTGGGTACAAGAAAACCCCACGAAAACGTGGGGTCTGATATCATGCGGTCGGGTCTGCCACAGGGTCGAACTTCACTGTCACCTTGCCGGTCTGGTCGCCGCTCATCTGCATCAACCGCATCGGATACACGCCGTCCGGCAGATCAGGGAAGCCGTCTATGGCGATGTCGAACATCTCCCCCGGCCAGAACGAACCCAACGGATGCAAAGGCAATCCCATCGCATCGCAGTCGTTCACGTCTATCTCGCCGCTCAACTGCATCAACGGCTGACGGTTCGCGTTCAACATGCCGTCAGCCGCAGCGGCCAATAGTTCATACGTTTTCGCGTCCGTGTCGCTCGTGGTGGTCTCCCGCAGCGGATACGGGTCCTGACGTTTCACCAGAGTCAAATCCTCGCTCTGGAAGCACATCGTTCCGGCATCCGAACCGGCACCGGTCGCATACACGCGCATGTACGGTGCGGCACGGTCGATCTTGATGTTCTCCAACGTGCCACCATACGGTGAGCACGACAGACTCAATCGCTTGTCCTGATTCAGATAGATGTCGCCGTCCGAACCGGCGAGGAACCTGAACCGGACATGCTGCGAATCCGACAAGTAGGGCCGGAACTGCATGTCAGGCCCGCCATCCGCGTTCGCTATATTCTTCAGAATGTCAGCCGCGCGATGGTTCGACACGTTGAAATCCTTGTATTCCACGACGGTCTGACGTGGAAGCATCGTCTTATGCGGCCCATCGGTCGAAGTCGTGCTGCCGGTCTGGTTGCCGTTCCCGTCGAACGAGTACACGGTGGTGGTCGTGGTCACGGTACGTTCGGAATAATCCTTGTAGTTCTTCGTGACCGTCTTCTTCACGACCGTGGTCTGCGCCGTGGTCAACGTCTTCACGGTCGTATGCTGTTTCGTGACCTTGCCCTTGCGCGTATTGTACGTGTACGGTTTAGTCTCCGTGACCTGCTTCGTCTTCTTCGTCACATGCTGTTCCGTGATCGTGGTCGTGTCACCGTCAACGGAAGTCTCCACATACCCGTCAGCCGTGTTCACACGCTTCTTGCTCTTCTGTTTCGGAGCGTTCTTATCCTCGCTCGACCCATCGGAAGGTAGCGAATGCGTGCCCGTCTCGTTCAGGTAAGGCAAATCGATGGGCAGTCCACCGCCCGGCTTGACGCTCGTGCATTGACGTATCACCTCGCACGCGAGGGCACGCCACGACAGGTTCTCCCAACGGAACGACCGTTTGGACGTGTGGCCCGCATCCTTGCCGAAAGCATCCTCATGCACCAGATACCGGTCGTTCAGCAAGCCCATCATGCTCACGTAAGGCACGCTCACATCATGCCAACTGGACGTGCGCACGCCCAACGCGCCAGCCAATATCGGCGTGCCCATCGACGCGGTGTCATCCAACACGCTCTTCCAACACAACACAAGGCCACGCTTGTACGGCTGCAACGCGGCTGCACGGGCAGCCGGGTCATCGCCCGGTATCTGGGACCAAGGCAGTTCCAAGCCGGACACCTCGTCATCGCCAACGCCCTTGTCCTTCGTCGTGGAAAAACTCGAATCCGAAACGGTCATCGACCAAGTGAACGACGGTATGTCGATCTCCTGGGCCAACTGGCCGGAAACCGTGTCATACAGGTACGCCACCCAAGACATCAGACCACCTGTCCCCTATCCCAGATGATGAACCGGCGTCCGCACCACAAGGCGTCCTTGTTGTCCTGCGACGCATTGTAATGGAACACGGGGGCGTTGCCGTTCTGCAACCAAGTACGCAAGCGGGCGGTATGATGCCCCTTGTTCACGGCAGTCACATACGACGTCTCATGCGTCTCCCACGCGCCATACGAAACGAAGTTCGCGCACGAATGGTCCAAATCCTTGTTGTCGATCTGGAAGCCGATGGCCCACTCGGTACGATGCGACGTATCGGCCCACGAGGTAGCGCCAGCGGAACTCAGATTGCATTTGAACGACAATTCCAACATACGGTCGGAAGGCAAATCGAAATCTATCTGCTGCTCAAAATAGTATTTCTTGACCGTCGAATCGCCGGTCATGTCACGCCTATCCCAATTCTCGCCAATCTTCCCCAACGAAGCACCATACGGTATCGCGTAATCAGCGCTCCACATCTGCACCGCGCTGGCCGTGGACGAAGCGCCAGCGGGCATCTTCATCTTCCTCAGCATGGTAGCGCCAGCCGGAATGGTAGGCTCCGCAAGACTCGCGGACGGGGAACCCTGCGTGACGCCAACGGTCACATAATTGTCCGAATCCTTGTACTCCATCAGATTATGGGCCTGAATCCACACGATGTCGATACGCGGATTCGACGGGTCGCCAGCCGCGACGGCGTTCGTCTTACCGCCCTCGTAATAGGCGAGCGTCTTACCATCCGAATCGCCACGGCTACAGACGGCCACGCCAGCGGAAACGTTATACCGCAAGTCACTGCGGCCGGTGACGTTCAACCCGTCAACCAATCCCGTATTAGCCCACTGGGCACCGATGATGCGACGATGCACAAGAGGTGTCACACCAGCGCCATTGGTATCGGGAGACACGCCCAAAGCGACGGTACTCATTCAAAACTCCTTACATGTAAGTGTCACGCACACTGCAATCAACGAAACCGGTGCCTAGATTCGATAAAGTCACACGAAGCGAACCGCCAGCCGGAATCGTGGGAAAACCACGCTGCTCCAACTGACGGCTCACATCCTGACCACCCAACTGGGCGGTACGGCTGCGGCAATCCAACACCAGCGGCACATCCCTGACCGTCTGATCGCACACAATCGACTGCTGGGTGCCCGGAAAATCCAAACGCACGCCATCCATAGGCCCATGCACGACGAACACCGGATAGGCGCGGGAAGTGCCGTTGTTGTACAACAATCCGACGTTCGACCCGACGCCATCCAATTTCAACCCGTAGTTCAACGGGTAAGCCAACCCACGCAAACCAATATTCGACTCGGTATGCATCAGGCTCGGTGAAGCGTTACGCGCGCCCTGCCATTCGGTCCAATAGCCCGGACCATACCGCAATCCGACGTTCCCGCCGGACACATGCATCGCGCTCAACTGGCATGTGTACTCGTCCATGCTCAATATCTCAGGCCGTTCGCACGTGACGGTCAGAGTGCAATCATCCAACCATCCGTCACGCGCATACTTCGCAGACGCTTTCACGGCGGCACGTCCAGTCGTGTAACAGTCGTAGCCAGCATCCCTCAACCGGAACCGCACCTTGCTATGCGCGCACACGCGGCGAACCTTGTTAAGAAGCCGGACAACACCCTGACGGTCGTGAGCTGACACAATGAAATGCAATGTCAGCACGCGGGCACTATACAGGATGTCGGAAGCCCACACATCATGCGCCCCATCACCCTGCCCCCGCTCGCTCATCACCGTCTTATCATCCGGCGTCTCGAACCAACCCTCGACACCATCCGCGCCTATCAGGAGAACATCATCATCCGGGTTCACACCATCACCACCATCGAACGTCAACGTTTCCATCCCGTTCGACAGTTCGACCAGTTCAGGCATATCACTCAACGCTGATACCTCCTAGCCTCGGCCAACGCGTTACGATGCAATATCGGCGCGGCGGTGTACAGGTCATCATTACTCCTGACAACCTTCGTGTTGAACGTCTGATTGACCGTCGTACCCGTATTCGCGGGCATCTGAACGTTGACCTCGATTGCGCCGGACATCATCTTCGCCACACGACCACCAGACGCATACGCCAAGGATTGACGCCGATACTCCAAAGCAGTACTGGACGGTTTGGCAATCCTCGAACCAGCCGGAACATCACCGGTCGCATTCAACGTGTTGAAGAAGCCCGGCCCATACTTGGCATCCAGTTTCCTCAACGAGGACGCCTTCAACACGGCCTCACCATTCGACAACCACGCTGGAATAGAATCAGACGTGCCAGTACCAGAGCCATAAACACGACCACCAGTGGCATGTCCTACACTCGCCATGCCTTTGGCGACAACGGACGCATCAAGCCTCACGCTCTTGCTTTTGATGCTGTTCCACTGTCCAGCGAGACCTGCGACGGCATCATAACCGGTAGTGGAAGCGTCAAGACGGCTACTCCACTGCTTAGGCACGCCAATAATCTGATTCTTCGCGTTAACAGCTACCGACGCGGTATTGCCAAGACCCGCAAGAAGCGTAGGCCAATTACGAGGGACAGCCTCGATATTGCCTTTGGCAAGCTGGGCTATGATACTCGCCCTATCCGTCGCATCAATCACGGTAGGGGTGGTCTGCTTCACGCTATTCACAGAGGACTGCGCGCTAACCACACCCGCTTGCGTGTTGTCCGTTGCGGTGATGGACGCGGTAACAGGCGTCTGCTCGATAGTGTACAAGTTCTTCTTCGCGCTATCCGTGCCGGATTGAGTCTTATCCAAAGCGTCAATCAGAATTTGAATCTGCTTATCGGTCAGACCACTATCCTTCAACTTCTGCTTGACTTCATCGAGCTTCGGTCCAGCTTCGTCTGTCGCAAGAATCTTGATATCGGCATCGGTCAAACCAAAAGCCTTCGCCAAAGCCGTGGCGTTCTTGATCTTATCCGACGCGTAATCCTGAGCCGCAAGAAGAATAACCAAATCCTTCTTGCTCGCACCCCCCATGAGCGCCTTCACAGCGCCAGCCAACTGGTCGAAACTCGTTATATCGCCCTGTTGGACGAGATCAAGAATGATTTCCTTCTGACCTGTGGTTAACTCAAGCTGGTCGATATAATCCTGAACCTGAGCCTTCACCGAATCCATGTTCGTCAGATCGAACTTCGTGGACACGTTATCCGGAATAAGACCCATCTGGTCGGCGAGTGCGGCGGCGGCTTCGGCTGACATGCCGCATTGTTCGGCCATCTGAATGATTTCCTGACGTGCGGAATAGACGGCGTTCTTGGCTTTCTGGTTCGCTTCGGCGCTGCCGTTGCCCGCGTAGATGATGTTCTTTGCGGCCAGTAAAGCGCTGTCTGCGTAATCGGACATCATCTTGCGGTTGGCTTGGGCGTTTTTGCTGTTGCCTTCCAGTTCGTAATTGTTGGCGGCGAGGGATTCGGACAGCAGGCTGAGCTTGTCGGCGGCCAACGCTGAAACGTTGGCGACGCTATCGGCGCTGCCAATCCAGTCGGACGCCACCTTCATGCCCTTTACCCATTCGGTGTGGGAGTCCTCAAGCACGCCAAGCAGACGTTCGGCGGCTTCGGCCTGCTGTTCGTTGGCGTTCACCATCTGGCCGTTCGCGCCCATAACCCACTGCTGGTCGTTTTTGATGGCCTCAAGCTTCTTATGCATCTCGTTATAGGCGTCGTTCGTTCCGGTCGCGGCGGAATCCAATTGTTTGACGCTGATGCCAAGAGCATCGGCCGCATCGGAGGCGTTCTTGAACGGACTTATCGACTTTGTGACACCGCTAAAAAACTTTTCGATGGCATTGCCACCAGGAAGCTTCCAACCGTAATCCTTGTCGGTCCAATTCTTCGAGACGGTCTTCTTGGCTTTGGAAACAGCCGTTGAAGCGTCCGCCGCGCCGCTTTGAACATTCTTGAACGAGTCGGCGACGGTCCGGTTCACCGATTGCGTGTGCGCGGCGGCGTCATTGTACGAGCTGATCGCACTGCCCGCCAGACTCAACGCAGTGGTCACGCCACCGATGGCGATGCCAACAGGCCCACCAAGGAAGTCAACCACACCACTCCACGCATTCCTGAACAGGCCAACCTTACGGGAAGCCGTCTCAGCCTCCTCAGCCGTCCTGCGAATCGTGGAAGAACCCGAAGAGACAACAGCACCAGACTCGACAGTGGAAGAACCACGCTCAGCCGAATGCATACGATTCAACTTCGCGGTAGTCCTATCAGCCTCACTGCCCAATTCACGAATACTGGAAGCCTCACCAGTCAACACGCCAGCCGTCTGACCAGACTTCAAACGAGCCATAGCCTGAACCAGCTCACGCATGCTGATGGACGTTTCCTCGGACGTGATACCCAACTGGCTCAACGTCTTCCGATACTGCAACGTGGCCTCAATATTCTGCAACATGCCACGCTTCAACGAATTATAAGCACTGAGACCAGCCTTGCCGAACGTCGCATACATGCCAATCATGGCCTGAATCGGCGCGGGAAGAAGCTTATCGAACGCCTTGGCCGCGGCGGACGCGCCCTCAGCCAACACCTTGATCGTCGGAGCAGCCGACTTCAACGTGTTCGCCAACGTGCCACCGAACGTATCAGACAATTCGCCAACCATCGACAACAGACTGTCGAACATCGGCTGGGCGGAATCAATCGAACGGAACAGCTTCTGGAAACCTTCGGACACGCCATCACTGAAATCAGCGATACCAGTCTTCGACTTGCCAAGCATACTGCTCACCGAACCGATACCGGTGGAAACCATCGAACCGGCATCCACAAACACCTGCTTCGTCGTATCACGCAGACTATAAGCCGCATCGCCAATCTCACGGAACGAATCATGAAACAGGCTCGAAGCATCCTTCGCGCCATCAGCCCACGCCTTGATCGTGGACTGGAACTTCACACCGTTCACGGCCTTGTCGGCACGCTGCAATTGGGTGCTGAACTTCTCGATGCCATTCTCACCCTCGGCCAACGTGCCGAACGTGCCCTTGAGAATACCACCAAGGGACTTCACGCTGGACATGAGATAGCCACCTTGTTCGATGGCCTTCTCCATAGCCTGAGTGACCTTGCCGGACTTCTCCGCCTCGTCAACCCACTGGGCCATTCCAGCCGCGTTACGGCTCGCATAGTTAGCCATGCGCGGCAGATACGAGCTGGTCATGTCACCCAATCGGATGACGCTCTTCGTCACAGCTTGAACGCCAGGATTCAAAGACTTAACGCCCTTGACCGTGTTGCCCAGAATCGAATTGATACGGGACACGTATTCGCCTTGAGCGACTATCTTCGCGGCATTCGCGGCTATCTTGCCTTCGGCGGAAGAAACTTTCTCCATGCCGTCAACGAACCCGTTGCCGCCCAAAGCGTTCATCATGTCGATGACCGGCTGTTTCGCCTCAGACCAGAACGAGTCGGACAGCTTCTTCTGCAAGCCACCCAACTTCGTGGACGCCACATCAACGTAATCCGCGTAATTACTGACAGCCACATAACCGGCACCGAAAGCGGCGGAAACGCCCAACAAAGCGCCCGGAGCAGCCAAAGCCGCCTTGCTCATAGTCACAAGAGACGCGCCAGCACTACCAGCGGTACGAGCCAAGTTCAACGCGCCCGCACCAACGGACGTGAAAATGGCACCCCACATGCTCCACTTCGGCACGACCTCATCGAACTTGTCGAACACGTTCACGAGCTTCTGCCACTGGTTCTGAACGCCACGGATACCCGTGGCACCGGTGGTCATGCCCTTCATGATCTTGCCGAAATCAGTGCCCTTGAACTCCGCGAAAATGTCGATCGTGCGAGGTCGGGTGAAATACATGAGGTGCGCGCGGGCGGCTGCGGTCTCCAAGTCCACATCCATGTCCAAGGTGTCGTTCTTGTCCTTGAACTTCTTGATGCGTTCCTCGGCACGGCTCATATCCAAGTCGAGATTGACCTCATACTTGGCATCCGGGTTAAGCTTGACACGTTCCGCCGTCTCACGCAGACGCCGGATAAGACTTTCCTGCTCGAACTTGATGTCAGCTGGAATGGAAAGCCTTGTATGCTCCAACGCCTTCAAACGAGCTTCGAGCCTGTCGGCACCATCCAAATACAAGCTGACGCGACTGTTCTCATCAGCCGCCTTCGCCTTCTTGCGGATGACCGATTCAAGACCGCTCATGGTCTTGGCGTAATCCTCGTTCTTCAACGCCACGGAAACTTTGGCGGGATTGGACTCAACCTGCTTCAATAATGTGCGGAGTTTGCGAACCTGAGCGTTCGCAGCCTTCATATCCAACAGGTTGCCGGAGCCAAGAGGACTGTCCTTCAACAAGGAGTCCTGCATTCCACGAATCGTCCGAATCCGCTTCGACACTTCGTCGGTCAACAGTTGAGACTGTTTACGGGTCAGTGACGCGCTCTTCCTTACGGCATCCTCATACGCCTTGACGCCCGTAAGGTTCTTGCCCCACGCCTTGTACATGTCGGTCTTGGCGTTCGTTTTGGTCAGCTCACGCTGCACCTTGTCCAGTTCGCGCATCGTCTTACGCGCGTCCAGCACGTAATCCGCCGTGAACTGCTTGTCATCCCATTTCGCGGCGAGACGGCGAACCTGGGAGTCATCGGCCTTGAACTTGATCTCGGCACTCTCATTACGCCAACGGTCGAGGCTTCTACGGGCCATCCCATCATCGAGATCAAGATTCGCGGTAACATCGACGCTTTTGTTCGCAATACGCGCCAACTCGGCATCAAGCTTCGCATAGAACCCGTCAGTCACAGGAACTACGTCAACGCCGACCTTACCTGCTGAAAAAATACCCTCGGCCATACGCACACCCCAAACGAGAAGAAGAAATCCCGCACCCCACGGAAAGAAATGAACAAAGAAAAATGGGATGCGGGAATAATCGGAAAAATCAGGCCGAACCGCCGAACGTGCCGTGAAGCATCCCCGAAATCTGGGCGATGCTCATACCGGACGTGTTCAAGGAACGCTTACCGCCGTTATCCTCCGAGCCGGGAGGAAGAATCATGTCGGGCTTCGCGTTCTTATCACCCATATACTTGGCGAGCATCACACGCAACGACTCCAACGTGTTCGCCATATCCAATAGGAGCGAGGAATCCTGACTGTACGACAAGTAGCCCAAACGACGTTTACGATGCCGCTTGTCGCCCTTGTTGTCCGGTTTTGACCCATGTTGGAGAATCCACGCACGATACAAAGAGCCGTCGATACCCTCCAACCCATCCAACAGGTCACAAAGGAACGACGGCCCATACACCCGCATGTCAGCGGGAAGATTCACACCATAGAATCGGCGGAAATCACAGACAACCTCTACTCGGCACTCACGGAGCGTGTCTTCGAGGCGTTGGATTTTCCCAAACGCTCCGAATAGAAACGCACCAGCGCGGAGAACATGGCGAACAGGTCAGCCAGTTCACGACCCTTCACCCACTCGCGGTAGGCATCCTTGTCAACCGCCAGCGACTCGAACCACCGATCCGCATACTCCACGTATTCAGCCAAGGCGAGGATGATGTCATCATCAACGTTCTTACGCTTACGTTTCACATCAACGTCACCGAAGAAGCCAAGCTCACGCAACCGGTCGATACGGGCGAACAGGCGCCCATTGGTCACCGCATACAAGGCGGTCTGCGCCGGAGTGAAATCCTCAGCCTGAACCATGTCCGGCAGGTCGTGAAGACGCTCGTCGAACTCCCTCAAACCATCCCATTCGGTCGGGAAAACAACAGTCTCGGCGGTTTCAGCAGTATCAGTCATAAAAATCAAATCCTCCATCGGAAACCCCCATCGGAAAAATATGAGTGAATCCCAGCCGCCCGGATGGAGGCACAGGCGGTTGGGAAGAATCATGGGTTTCAGACGGTCGGCACGGCCTGTTCGGTGTCAGACCCATCAACCGTCACCGCATCCATTGCGGATTGACCATCCAACGACTGTTTCCCAGTCGGTTTGGAATCGACTTCGTTAGTCAGCTATTTGGCCTTGAAATCCACAGTGTCGTAAATAGCGACGGACGTATACTTGCCGTCACTGGTCTGCGGCAGCTTCTTCGAGGTTTTGATGGTGCCCTCGATGCCATACTCGGTGAAACCGCTCGTACTCAGCTTCGGCAGGTCACTGAACGCCAAATCGGTGTTCGGCAGCAGCAAGCCCTGACGGTCGTTGGTGTTCGTATCCTCCCACAGGATGAACACGCTCTTGGCCTTCGGGGTCTTCACCAGGCTGAACGCCACACCAGCACTATCAGGCATGTCAACAGCGTTGTAAATGGTCTTCAACGTGTTCTTGTCACCCTGCACACTGGACATAGTGACCTTGCCCGTAGTCTCCGAATAGGAGGTGCGGAACGAAGCCTCCAACCAAGTGGCAAGAGTCGTCGCATCACCACCATCCAACGAGAACTCCGGCAGAGTGTCGTTGGACATGTGACCCAGATTATAGAAAACAGGAGCGGAACCACTGCCACCAGCATTAGCCAAAGTCACGCTTTCGGCATTCAACGTGAACTTCGCAAGATCAGCCTTGGCTGGAATAACATCCGCATCGGCAAGGAACACGGCACCACGCACCGCCTCGGTGACGCTGGTGGCGTTAATGGCTACATTGGTATCAGCCATAAGGAATCCTTTCAAGATTCGCGCATACAAGAAAACCCCATGCCGGAACGGTCATGGGGTTGTATGCGAAATGGAAAAATATGAGGGAAAAACGGTCAGCGGGGAGAGCCAGCCTGAATCAGCTTCGTGCAGGAACGCACTACAGCGGTCTTCGTGGTAACGGTGTCGCCAATGGCGACAAGCTCGAACATGGGATTGTCGGGAATGGCACCCACACGCCCAAACTCGGTTGAATCGTCGTAAGGCCAACGGGAAATCGTCTCATGCAGGAACGAGCACAACTGGTAGTTCAGGTCAGGGTCACGGTTCACCACCGTCAACGACAATGCGAACCGCCAGACCCACGCCTTCACGTTCCAATCCGGTTGGGCGGGGGTGCCGCAATGCCAGATCACAACGTCATGGTCAATGACGAACGAATCGGTATACACGACATCGCGAGGAAGAACAACCACACGGTCGAAACCGGCGGACTTGAAATCGACGCGCTTGAACAGCGCGTCAATCAAACCCTCCGCATCCAACGGAGCACGCACACTCAAATCAGCCATACTTAGCCTCGCTCATAATGAACTTGCCTGGAAGATGCCGTTGCGCCCACTTGTTGAAATATCCGAACTCAAGATGCGCCGCAATCTGACTGTTATCACGTCCCAGAACACTCATAATCACGGACGTATGCGTGCCGTGAGCGTGCGTGGAAATATCAATACGGTCGGCAACACTGGAATGCACGGCACGGGCGTTAGCCAAAGCCTTCGCCCTCGCCTCCACTTTCTCAGCGTGCGGCGCAGTGGCCTCGCCTCCGAACCTTATCGCAATCTGCAAATTCAAATCATGCCTGAGTCTCACATACCCCATATCTCAGCCCCTTCCGGAGGAACGGGAGGACTCACCTTGTTATGGGCCAATTCAGCCGCGTAAACACGTCGGGCGGGAAACTCGTAATGCTTCGCCATATCAGACGAATGCGGCAAGTAGACAGGCGAACCATCAACCTCATAGCAGGAGCCATTGAACCAGAACCTCGAACAGAAGTCGCCATGCCATTCCGGGGCGAGAACCTTCACCTGATTCATCTCACGATTACCGCCATGCTTGTCAGGAGTCGTATCCTGCGCCCAATTCTCCGACATGACCGAATTCTTCTGAGTACGACCCACCACGCAACAGTAAACCGTGTGAACATCAGCCGTATACGCGGCCAACGCCTCGCCCGGATTGCCTGAACGGAAAGCGTCGGACACGAGACGCGGATCGGCAAGACTCCCATCGGCGGCGAAATATTTCGGAACCGTCGTACTCCCATGACAAGTGACCCAAGGCATCATGCCCTCGAACACAATCACATCACGGTGAAGCAAATCGTCGGGCTTCTGCTTGTCAACGGCATCCCCGTCATACAAGTGGCCTCCACCCAACGCCGACAGGTCATCACCATCAAACAGGTGCCCCAAATCAAAATCGTCGGACATGAGACCACTCACATTCCATACGCACGGTCAAGACCCATCGAAAGCGTGCCGATAGGAACACTTTCTTCGCCGTAACCGTTCAGCAACGCCTTCTCACGCTTCGACACGTACAGGTTCGGAGAACCGTCAGTGCCGGGCGGATTAGACTGCGGGTCAACGTTCGTATACGTGTACGAGCCGTTCGTCTCAGACTTGAACTGTTTCCAACGCACAACGCGCAACACCATCTGGCAAGCGACGTAAGCGTAGGAACGTTCGCTGAGATAACCGTTCTGCAAACGGTAAACAGCGTCGGGGCATTCCACCTGAATCATGTCGTTGGCTACAAGAAGCTTGTTCAACAGCCATTCATTCGGATACTTCGATATGAGAATGTCCGGCTGGTCGAGAGCGTTTATCCTGAGCCACTTCATGAAATCAATATCAACAGTGGCCATGCTGCACCGTCCTTAACGTCAGAGCACGGTAGCCTTGGCGGTGCTGACGGCCTGAACCAGAATCGGCATGAGAGAACCGTTCACATACACGTCATAGGACACAGGAGCCTGATCGGACAACATGCAAGCGATAAGACCATCGTTCACACTCTTGTTGATACCGTATTCGGCATCAGTGGCTTCGACGGTCGGGCCATCGGCGGTGAAACCAAGGCTGGTGTCGTTGAAGCTCGGCAGCATCACGAAGGTGCTGGACGGGATAAGAGTGTTGATGTCAACCGGCAGGACGATACCGTGGTCACGTTCCAAATCGGAGTACATGACATCAATCATGCGCACGTCGGTAAGGTTCGCTTCGGAACGCAGAACATCCAGAACCTCGTTACGGGTAAGACGGGTCTTGGAATTGGTCAGGCTGGAACCGGACGCTGCGGTACGGAACTCCTCATTGGTACGCAGAGCATCGATAACGGCGGAAGTGGTGAAAGCGGCACCCGGCACACGACCATGCTGCTTCTTGATGGTCTCCACCCAAGTCTCAATATCGATAAGCGGAGTGGAAGTGTTGTCGCTCCACTTCTTGCTATCGCCCAGCTTCAAATTATCCAATGCGGTAGGACGGTGGAAAGTGTACTTGTTATGTAGGTTCTTAGCGTTGATCGTATAAGTCGCGTTCATGGCGACTTCGATACGGGCAAGCTCTGCACGGATAGCGGCCTCGGCTCCCAACTGGTCGATATGCTCTTCCGCCTTGTTACGCAGGTAGGTGGTGTCACCGACATGGCCGATAAGCTCACGTTCGGTAATGTGCATCTTCTTGGACAGCGGGATAAGGCCGGTGTATTCCTCAGCGGTCTTGCTGGTGGACGCACCATAGCCGACCTCAGCATCCCAAGCACGGAAATCAACCGCGCTGGTAGCGTCAGCCGGAATGACCGGAGTCCAAGAAACAGTGGTCTGCCCATCATTGGACTTCATTGGAAACACGTTGCTGAACGGCAACAGACTGTTAACCGTGTCGAAGGCGGCCTGCGCGATACCGGACGCTTCGGACGGTGTGATGATGCTCTTGTCAAGAGTAGACATCTATTTCCTCCTAATATGAGAAAACCCGCCATAAGGCGGGTCAACGTTTATGAATGCCTGAATCGAAAATCAGGAGACGGTGATATTGATGGTGGAGTTGTCGGTCAGAGTAGCGGTGCCCCCAGTGACCTTTCCAGAACCAGAATCGACAGTGAGCTTGATGGCCTTCACAGAAGCGCCATTCTTACCATCCGCGCCCTTCTGACCAGCGGCACCAGCGGCAGCGCCAAGACGAGTCGCCTTGCCGGTGGTCTCGTCAATGTCGTAAAACTCACCATTCCAAGTGGCGTTATCATCCGGCACGACCGGAAGATTCTTCTTGATGATGTCGCCACGGTAGCGGAGAGCCGCATTATCGCCATCGGCAAGCTCCCAACCGGACAGCACGACGTTCACGGTCAACTGGGACTCCAACAGACCAGCAACGGCATTACGGCCATCCGAGGCGTCCTTGTCATACGGGCCATACAAGCCAGTATCGGTGATACGTCCCAACGGCAAACCGCTCTTGATATACACGGTCTGAGCCTTCGGGCCATAGCCGGTGATGTACTTCTGGAGCTTCTCATTGTCGGAAACATTGAACTTGGTCAAATCCAAAGTCACGTCCAAAGTGCCGTGCGGCTGATCGCCAAAACGCCAGGACTGATCGTCCTTGACGGTGACAATGCCAGTGCTATGCACCTGCTCAATCTCGTTAGCCATACGCTAAACTCCTTCTAAAACACGAAAACCCGCACTAGGCGGGTCATAAAATCTTCAAAAACTGGGTTCACTTCGCGTGACGCGAAGCGTATTTCTTAGCCATCTGCTCTCGCGCGGCCTTGTACGAATCGTCGTAACTACCGTCACGAAGCTTCGGAACACCCTTGCTGTTGTCGGCAAAAGCGCCCTTGTCTCCCAACGTGTCAGGACGGGAACCATTCGCTTCCCCACTGTTGCCACCCAAGCCGAAACGCTTGGACATGGCATCAGCCCAAGACTCGATGGCCTCCGGGTCTGTCTCCTTGCAGAACTCGTCGAAATCCTCGTCGGAAAGCTCAGGATGCTTACGCTGCGCCTTCAAACGCGCATTCTCGATAAGAGCATCCTGCAACCGCTCCCCCGCCTGTTCAGCCTCGGACTTGGCATCCTGCCAGTTGCGGTAGTTCTCCTTCGCCTGCTTCTCATGCTTGCGGGAAAGATACTTCCAATCAACAGGCTTCTCAGACTCGGCCTTCTTCTCGGCATCATCCGGTTCAGCCGGTTCGACGGGAGCGTTCCGCTCAGGCTCCTGACCATCCTTGCCGGACTGGTCAACGTTTTCGTCCTTGACGGACTCTTCACTCTCATTAGCCATAAGCCAACAATTTCCTTTCGGGAAACAGTCACAACAGTGACTGCACTTGGTTGAGAAGCGTGCGCTGATTCGCCCACGCATTTTTCAAATGTTTCGACGGTTTGAACGTGTACGTCCTACCGTCATAAGTGAACGTGACCCTCTTATGCGTGTCGCTCACCTGCTTGTACCGTTTGGAAAACTCCAACGCCCTATCCTTCATCGCCTCATATTGAGAACGAAGAACCTTACGATCAGGCGTATGCCACGTCTGAGAATCATTATCGGGAACAGGGTTAGGAGTATCCCTAGCTTCGGAATCCAAAAGCACAGGCCCCAACTCACCATTGGTTATGGTCTGAACCCTCACACTCTTCAACCGGTCGGCGGTATTACCACCAGCCTCCGAATACAAGTTCTGCAAATCCTTCTGATTCAACTGGAAACCAGGGTCTGAATCATCCCCGGCAGGAGCCACGCCACACTTGCAGTTGGCGTGCAACGGCAACAGCTGCATGGTCGAATACCAACGATCGGCAGCCACGATGCACAAGCCGCACGAACCACCCTTGGAAAGCTCGGGATGCAACACGCGCCTGTATTGAAGCACCTTGCAACGCCTGTACCGGCCAATGGCCGTACTGGTGGCGGTACGTTCCACATTCTCGTTCACAACCGTCTCCAAACGGGTATGCAACGAGTTAATCCACTTGGAAACCTCCGCATACGCCTTATCATTGGCGCTAGGCCATTCGATTGGGTGAATACCAGGAGACTTCACAGCAGCGGAACGATACGAGTCAGCAGGACGCTGCGCCACAAGCCACGGATCAGTGTTCACGCGCGGATACGTGAACTCCGGCATCGAACCGGACGGATTCACGCCAACCTGCCGCAACGTCTCGTCGGCATAACTGATAGCCAACCGGCGAACCTGAGCAAGCATCGACAATTCCAACATCGCCATACGAGCCGCCACGCCATACGTGACGGCATCATTCCACAAGTCGGAAGGAGTCAACGCATCCCAAGCCGAACGCGCCTGACGGATATAGGCGTTCACCAGCTTCTCACGGGACTTCTCAAAAGCGTTCGACGCTACTTCAAGACTCGTCGCTACCGCTGCTGCCATCATCCACACTCAAATCATCGTCATCCGTATCAGCGTCTATGTCGGCATTATCGAATCCGTCATCCAACATGTCCTGCTTTTCGGAAGAGGTCTTACCGTCAACAGCCTTGTTCTCAGCGGCCAAAGCGTTGGCGAACTGCGTATCCATCAAATCCTGCATCGCCTCGGCAATATCAATCTCGGTCATACCGAAGCAACGACGCATGATCTGCTTCACCGGCAGAACACCCTTCGCATAATTGGCAGCCTGGCATTGTTCCAACATCGACGGAGGATTGATCGGCTTCCACACGGTCTCGAAACGCTCGTCAGAAGCATTCGACTTGCCGTCAGCGACCAACGCCATGCGAAGAATACGGGTAAAACCGTCATTCGCACGCACGTTCATATCCTCGACCTTGAAAACCAGCCCCTCACGCTTCAACTGGGCACCCTCGGCCGAACCGGAAACATCAGGTGAAAGAATATCCAACGGAGTACCGGACGCCGCCGCCAGATGCTTGATGTCTGCACTCAACGCCGTAACCAAAGGCGTAATATCCGTGACACCGGACTCCCAGAACTTCGCATCACCGGGAACCAGCCACAAGGCGTCAGGCCCCTGCCTGAACAGTTCCTTGTAGTCGATCTTGTCACCGGCCTTAACAAGCCCGTCACGAACCTGCGGGTCGGTCTCCTTGTAATACTGCTGCATGTTTGCCATGCTGACGGCACGCTGTTTGAACGCCTGCATCTCCTGAATGCAGAATCGTTGGAACCGCTGCTGGTCTATGGCGTTCAACGCTGGAATATGCGGCTCGAACTGTCCCTTGCCTCCCGGCGCATGAATACGCACCACGGGAAGGCATGAACACGACTTCGCATAGTCATATTCGGACTTTTTGGCCTCAACCCACTGGAAATCGTTGGGCAGAGTCGGACATGTGACCGAATCATCATTGGCTATCTTGTAGATTTCCTCAGTATCACTGTCATCGAGAAGAGAACGAGTATCGGAAGTACGCTGGGCGGTACGAGAATACACGTCAGTGACCGAACCATCATTATCGTTGCGGATAAGCCTATACAGGGTTATCTGCTCGATATTCTCTTCTTGAAGGTAGGCGTACACGATTGCCGAATCCTCGTCGGAACTCACATACGTGTTCCACGGAGACAATACGGTGATATGGGATGGCAGAGCGTTCTTCTTCACATATGCGTAAGCATTGCCATACACGCTCAAATCGTTGAACAACTGGCGAGACTTCAACTCCATGCGGCTCGAAGTCCACATGTCATCCGCATCAGTGTCACGCATCGTCTTATCCGCCACCAGACGGAACCCTGTAGGACGCTGACGGTGGATAACCGCGTCAGCGATAGGCTTCGCCAAATTCAACTGGCAGATACTGACGAACCGCTGATAGACAGCGTAACCATTCTGATTCGTGGACTTCGGAATGCTTCTCGTCGGCACCTTCTCCATACCGTCATAGAACGTCTTCAACGTGCACAACGTGGGGATACGCGCCACAAGTTTGTTGGCAAGGTCGGTCAACACCATACCATCCCCGCCCGGCTCGTCATCGCCAGCGACAAGGCTCACGGAATCAGCCATACGACCACACCTCCAAACTCATTCACCAAACACGTACAGGAGCAAAACCAACATCCTGCTGCTCCATAGCCGCACCCAAATAAATGTCACGCGCACGATACGCGAGCAAACCAGCCATCATCGCATCAATCTTGTGAGGCGAGTTGGGCGTCTCCTTGAACACCAGATACCCTTCCGGCCTATCCCTACGACGAGCGTTACGGAAATGGTCGATAAGACGCGGATCAGCGAACAGGCGAACATTCGTCACATCCGGCTCCACGCCTTCGGGAACCTCACGCATAGGCTCGTTGAACGCCGCATACATGGTCTTCAACTCGGACATCACATCACGCTTGTATCCGTTCATCGGGAACCTGATATGACTACCGTTCGACCTTGGACACACGCTCAATCTACCGCCGAAATCCAACTCCCATTGCGCGATATACGGCTCCCACTCGTCCGTATCAGCGAACATGCCGACCACGTTGTAATTACCCATCATCCAACGAACCTTGCCATCGAACGAATCGCGGTCAACACGCCACTTACGCCCCTGCGGGCCATCAGGCTTGGACTCAAGCTTTATCAGGAACAGCATCCCATCACGGACACGACAGCCAACCAACGCGGTCGAATCATCGGACACGGAACCATCGAATCCAAGCGTGATCTCTTCATCACGGGATACGACCTTCTGCCATGCCTCGTCCAACTCGATCACGTCACGCATGCTGATGGCGTGCTCAACCATGTCACGGCAGCAGACGTGAGCCTGTATCATATCCTCACTCAGCCACGAATCACGCGCCGACGAAAGATTGTTGAAATAGAAGCGTGTGGCATTATCAGGGTCATACGCCGGGTCGAGAATCCTCTTCTTGACCCTACGCAAATCATTCCAACCATACTTGGAAGGCCCCGGCTCAACGCCCTTGTCACGAAGACTCCACCCCTCGGACGAACGCCCATCCTTGCCGACAGGCACCATACGCCCATCAGGAAGGAAAATGTAATCCCTATCATCGGGAGACTTCATAGCCGAACCATACGCCTCATAAATCGCGTGCTCCAGCTTCTCACTATTCGAGAAGTCATCACGCCGAATATTGGAATACCGGTGGTCGAACAGCAAATCCTCCCAACCGGTCAGCTTGCCGCTCTCCAAATCACGGGCAGTCTTATACGTCTGCTCGGCCACACTGTTCTCACCCGGACAGTACATGGTCGTGGTCTCCAAAAACCACGGGTCAGCCTCGACACCACGCTTCGTCAGATTCTGCGTCATAATGTCGTAAGTGTCACGAAGACGCTTGTTGTTGTACTGGTGCGTCTCGTCAAAGCAGATGAACGTCTGCAAACCACCATCGGAGGAACGAGCTGAACTACCCGAATATACGATCTTGCCACCCTGCGGCAGTTTGATGCGGGTGGTACCGGCGTCCATGCCACGACCGGCAAGGAGACTCAAAGGGCCTTCCGTGCAGTTGTAGTAGACCGTATCGTAAATCTCACCGGTCTGTTCCTCGGCGGTAGCCAAACAAGTGACCAGCGGGGATTGGATAGGACGGCCCATAGGCTCGCCCTTCCGATACGTGTACGTACAACCAAGAAACGTGTACGTCTCACCGCCCTTGGCCCAACCAGCGAACCGGCACGGGCCGAACGCCTCAAACAAGGCCAATTCGGCGGCGAAACCACTCTTGTTACAACCCTTCGGACGCGACAGGAACACATGGCCGAAACGCCTGCGACCATGCTTATCCAACGCATAGCAGTCAACAATGAAACGGAAATACTCAGGAGTATGACGGATACGACGGCCAGTGGCATCGCCACGACCAATCACAGTGAACGTCTCAATCCACCAGACGGCCAGCCAGCCAAGGGAACGTTCCCTATCCTGAGCGGACAGCATAGGGATAACGTCATGCATCAGATCAGACCAGCCCTACGCTGCTTGTAATCCTCGATATCATTACGCAAGTGGAAACCATTCACGCCAGCCGCGTTATCGTCGGCTTCTGGAACGTCGAACTTCAACTTGCGTTTCGCATCAGGCGTGTCACCATACTGGTTCATGCTCTGACGCATCTCAGGAGCCAAACCGTCATACGAACGCTTCTTGATGCTCTTATCCATCACGGCCATCTTGTAAATGAAGTTCAACCACTCCCATTGGGTACGCAGTTGACGAGCCTGTGGACTACGACGGAAACTCTCGTAATACTTACGAACAAACAGACTCCAATTACCGTCGATAAGATTCAACTCGGTAGCATCAGGCAAATCAGGGCCGATAGGCTCCAATTCCTCAAACTCCCAATCGGGTTTCAACCCATCCAACGGCTTCACTTCATCGAAACCACCGCCGACAGCAGGAAGATTCTTACCCCTGCCCTTAGCTGACCTTCTTCCGTTTCCCGCCATTCTTGCCGTCCTTCCGCCCATGTCGGGCAGTCAAACCAGAAGAGCGTTCCGCATGACGCGGAATACACCCATAATGAAAAATCGCCCTGTTAGCCAACGACGGCTCCCCACCATCCTCCGGTGGAACAATCCACGCCGGAGTAGCGGCAATAGGACTCATAGCATCACTAGAAACAGGCTTGCCGCACGCGAAACACGTACCATCACAGCCAGCCCACACATCAGCCTCCGAAAACTGGTCAACGACCATTCCAGAAGGCTTCTCACGTTTCGGACGCTCCGAACTGATGATCGGATTAGGCGAATCATCAACCGAATACCTGGACTGCTCACTATTACGCTTGAACCGTTTACGACAAGCATCACTGCAAAACTTCTTCGACATCGAACGAAGCTCGAACACGCGTCCACACGTGATGCACACGCGAGCACGAACAGGCTTCACAGGCGAACCCGCATAACGCCACCGGTCATAATGAGTACGGCACATGCCGCGGGAGATGGCCTTCTCGTCACACCCGGCAATCACACACGTCTGAACGCCGGACGAGAATACCATTCTTCCTCCTTGCGCCGTTCAGCATTCCTACGACGCGCCTCAGCAGACTCGTTCTCCGTCTTCCTCTGATGGTGCCAATGACACAAAGCCCACAGGTTATCCAACGAATCATCATCACGGGCACCATCACGACGCTTATGGTCAACCTCATTCGCGGGAGCGCCACACGGGTGAACATCACCCCACATGTCACGAACAGGCCACTGGCAGCAATGCCCATCACGCTCCAACACAACCAAGCGCGTCCTCTCCCAATCAGGATTGAACCGCTTCTTACGATGGGAACTAGACCACGCCACAATGCCTCCACAAAAACAGGGTTGGCCGGTGCTGAGCAGGAAAACACGCCAAAGGGGAAACATCCCAGCAGGAAAAGTTCTCAGATCAACCAACCCAAGTGCTCCGGGAGGGAGTCGAACCCTCACACCCTACAGGTAGCGCATTTTGAGTGCGCCGCGTCTACCATTCCGCCACCAAAGCAAAAGAACAAGCGTCCCACACTCCACCCACAACAGGAGCATGGGACGCTCGTTCAACCCCCAGAGAGCCATAAGGAACCAATGGCATCATCACAATGGCTTTTTACCGCCAGCCACGGCGCGCGGATGCTGAGGGAGTCGAACCCCCGAACCGTTCCCGGTCGCCACCTTAGCAAGGTGGTGCAATAAGCCACTCTGCCAAGCATCCAAAATGCAAGAGCCGCCGCAGCGACTCAGGAGACTGTTCCCGCAGACTAGGCGGGTCAGCTAAAACTAGAGCCGTCACAAGACGACTCCGAAGACCTTTCCCACAACATGTGGGTAGGCTGAGCACAGCATGTTGGACTCGAACCAACATCGACGGTTTTGGAGACCGTAATGCTACCGGTTGCACCAATGCCATATACCCGACTTAGTTAACGTCCAAGTCGGAAAGACGTTCGGCATGGTGGAATGGGCTTTACCACCAACGGCAAGGAACGTGAAACATCTATGCACCCGTTTGGCCGTGCCTCCCCTTCGGTCATCAACCACCTGATTAAGGCAGGGAGCCTCTTATCCCCCACATGTTCCAGCGGAGATATTCGAGCAATGCCATCGATCTCATAGGCAGCTACCCCATGAAACCTAGAGCAAACCCCGGGAATCGAACCCGGCAACCAAAAGGCTGTGCCAACAGGATTGCAGACCAGCCCAAAATAATAGGTACGAGTCCATATAGGCCACGTCCGGGATAGACTGGTCGGACTGCTGACCGTACCGCATCTAGAATCCTCACACTCCCCTTGTGAGTGGACGGCCAGACGTTGATGTGGCTTAAGCTAGCTTCACCGCCATCAACATCAATCCAAGGAACATTATACACAATATGTAGGGTGCAGCAACGGTTGCAGCAACTAAATATGCTACACCAGCTCGCCCCACCACCCGCTAGCACCGCAAAAACCGCACCATTCCAACATGTCGCGCCATGTCCGAGTTTTTCCAAATACCCTCGAAAATCACATTCAGCCTTTAAACCAGAGACCCAGCGGCCTTGCTTTTTGCGCCGGGGGGACACTCCCCTACGGGGGTGTTTGTTGCATGGTGCAACGTTGGAACGTTTGTGCGATTGTGTTTTGGCGTGTCGTGTGGTATCGCGCGGGCACGTTCCCTTGTATGCGATCGTGGCCGTGCATGTCGTGGCCACGTCGTGCCCGTCCGTCATGTCGTGGCCGTGGCCGTCGTGCCGTGGCCGTGGCGTCCCTGGGTGTGGCCGTGGCGCGGCGTGGCCGTGGCTGTGGTGTCCGCTGTCTTTGTGTCGCCGTCGTGTGGTTGCGACACGCCGACGAATGCTAGTGTTTGCAATGGTTTTGGTGGTGTCTGTGTTGTCTTGGTTTGCTATCTGACTGGATAGCGTGTATAGTGAGAGCCATCAAGCAAACGACAACGAAAGGAACAGAGATGAACGAGAGGCCACCACCACGGAGACCACCACCGCAAGGCCGGTGACACGAAGCCCCCTAACAGGCGCGGCATGGATGATTGAAAACTGAAGAGTGGACGCGACGAAGACGCGGCGGATTGCGACTAGGCATGATGCACCCTCACAGCATGCAAGGCTGAACCGTCGTCGAGTCGCCAACGTGGCGCGGTGTCCGGCATGGAATTGCCCCGCGCTGTATGAGTGGTCTACGATGGCCTTAATCCAAGTTAGGAGTAAGGGCCATGAGTTTGAAAGAATTAAGGATGAAGCGCGGTCTAACGCAACGTGAGTTAGCGCAACGTAGTGGCGTGCATCATGTCGAGATTGCGCAGATTGAGACAGGTAAACGCAATGTTCGGGCGGTGTCGCTTGATACTGCACTGCGATTGTGCGATGCTCTCAAGATCGCTAATCCGCGCAAATTGCTTGATTCTGATTCTAAGTCTTCGGCGGATTGATTTGTAATCCGCCAGGGCTAGCGTAGTCTTTATGGCACGTCTAGCCCACGAATGAGTTGAGCCGGATAGTTGCAGCTATCCGGCTCGATTGCTCAGTAATCATTAACCAACTAACTAACTAAGCCCTCTTATTCTAGCAAGGGGGCTGGAATGGAGTGTCAAAATGTATACCGTTGATGAGACCTACAAGAATATCGAAGCCGAGTTCAAGCCCCGCAGCAAGTGGGACCAGGGCGTGAAGGAAACCGCACTGGCATTGCTTGATTCGCTCGACATGCCAGAAACCGTTCTTCCCGACCACTTCGGACCGCGTCGCGCGCTGTTGCTGAACGGCGCGGACAATTGGCGGGAATACAGTTACGGCGGGTGCGCTCTCGTGTACAACGTGGATATCGCCGCCCGGTTCTTCACCCCGTCCGAAATGCGCCGGTACATGGCTGATGGTCATGATGCAAGCATGGCGTTCCGTGGCGAACCTCTGCTTGACTTGCAGGCGCGTGCCCTCAGCCAGGCGGAGCGTGTTATCAGCCGGTACGCGCGGGAACACTGAGGGGCAAGTCATGTGTGAGAAGTGCCCCATCGATCAACGTTACCCGTACTACGGTTTTCCTGTGACGCCAGATTCCCGCAAGCTGCGGGATGAGGCCGAGCGTTACCGTGAGATCGCTATCCGCTGTTTCGTTGCCGAGAGCGATTGTGCCGACGTGAAGCGGGCGGATGCGCTGTGGCGTGAGATGTGCCGTGCCGGTGATGAGGCGCGGTTTCTGTGCAGCAATGCGCGTCGTTTGGAGATGGAAGAAGCCCTACAGTGTCGGGCTATCGAATATCCCAATTGCCCTAACCGTAAGCGTATGCGCTGACTTATCCCAAGGTTTTCGGGCGTGAGCCTATCAAATCACGCCCATATAGCCCGTTCGGGCATTACATTCCAACACAATCGAGGTGCTTTAAAAATGTCTTTTGTTACAGTTGATTTTCCTGATATTCGTGAATCTGATTCCGCAGAGTATGCGTATCTCGCCAACGTGTACAACACTACGTATTCACACAATCAAAACGCTTGGCGTTCGCCTGATGAAAACAGGCTTGACGGAACCACGTATGCCGCGTGGTGGTTGATGGATGAATACTATACGCGCGGTGAACATGCCATGATTGGTGAGTGCCGCCGCCTATTAACGAAACGTTGCCGTGCGGAACTGCACAGCGAACACAATAGAGAGTTTTGCACCGGATTCTACACGGTTGTTGATTCCGTTCTTTCCAAGTGAGGTGTTCGCAATGCGTAAGAAGATTACTCTGCTTGTTGCCGTGCTTGTTGGCCTGTTGGCTTTCGGCGTGGCTTGTTCCACAGCGCTTTCCGATCAGCCGGTTGCCGATCCGCATGGTACGCCAGAGCAGCAGTGGACGTGGTGGCGTGAAACCTATGCCACGAAGGATTACAACCAAGCTGACCTAGCGAGTTACCGTGAGTTGTCCAATATCCCGCAGTGCGGCATGGAGGACGGTAGCACTGATGCCGGTTACGAGCGTATTTGCGAGTGGCGTGGCATGGTTGACGGCAATCAATCCGGCACGTCATACGTTTTGGTTGACGGTAGCAAGGTTTTGGAATGGTGAAACCGCTCAGGGCCGTGCGGTTGAACGGCCCAATCAAATAATCAAGTTTTTTATACAAGGGAGTTTTAAAAATGTCGAACAAGGTTAACGGCCTGTGGGCCGTCAATTCGTCCAGTGTCTTCATGTTCTTTGATTCAGTCAACACGCCTAGCGTGTGGCGTTTCGAGCTGAAGGATGGTGTTGAATCATGGCGGATGATTCCGGGCGTGAAGAATGCTCAGGCGGTGCGTGGTGTTGCCGCCGCATATCGTGCCGATGGTGGCACGTGGCTTGACCCTAACGGCTCCGATTATGCTCAGGCGGTGAGTGAGATCGGTGACGTGCCGTTGATCGTGGAACGTGGCGATTGCATGGTTTCCCCTGATTGTGGGGATTATACGGCGCATGGCGTGAGCCTGTCGGACGCCGACCGTGAGCATGGTTGGGAATTGTCCTACGAGGATGGCGGCATGGTTGTGTCACGTGACATTTCATTCCTCACCCCGGCCGAGCGTGACCATCCTGAGATGTGCGAGACTTACGATGATTTGCCGGTTGTCGCCCCTGAACCGCAGGCGGTTGAGCCTGAACCGGATACGGTTGAGATTCCCGAAGTGCCGCCGATTCCGTCCAATGATACGCCGAAGGTGATTGCGCAGCATGGCGTCAAGGCGCGCGTGGTCACGATTCCAGGTGGCAAGTCGGTCAAGGAGCTTTCCGACGTGTTTGGTGGATATGCGCATAAGCCGCGTGGCTTCCGTGATTCCAAGAGCCGTCGCGTCGCATATGTCGCGTTCGACGGTAAGAGTGGCGTGGTTGCGTACCGCGACTACTACCAGCGTGGCAGTGACCAAACGTTGGAAGAGTCCGTGGCCGCGTACCTCTCTCAGCATGAGATTGTCGAGGTGGCATGAAATGTCACGTGTCGTCATCACAGCACAGCAGGTCAAGGCCGCTTTGGAGGCTACCGGCTATTCGTCCATCGAGTCGAACATTCAAGCCGTATTACAGGAGATCGGCAAGCGTCCCGCGTTGATAACCGCGTATCTCAGCACGGTTATCAACGCGGCTGCCGACAATCTGCCTGATCCGCGTCATATGGATTGCCTGTTCTGAAAAGTTTGGCCGGACGGTATGCCTAGTACCGTCCAGCCATTGCAAACAGTAATTAACTCAACCAAACCATTTGCAAGGAGATTCTATCATGTCCCGTCATTTTTACGCTGTTTATTGGCCTTACGGTGTCAACACTTTCAATTTCGACCATGAGCCGATTGGTACTGTTGTCCCGTTTGATACGGCTAAAGCGCGGAACGCTTACGTTGCTGCTGACCGGTTCGACGGTAATTTTCATAGGAGCGTGCCTGATTATCGATTGACACGCAAGATGATGCTTGAGGCGCTGAGAGAGTTCCGTTCGTTGGATTCCAAGGGCTACGAAGGTTGGCGTGTGGATGGCGTCTTCTACGAGTCTCTTGGTGATGCGTACAAGGCGATGTTCGATGCTGATGCGCAGTTGCGTTATGAACTGTTCGGTGACGTTGATTCGAGGGAGGCGTGAGTGTCATGGAAACGTTGAAATTGTGGGCTGATTTTCATGTTGGGCAGCAGATGTACGCGTATGACCATTTTGATGTGGTCGAGCGTAAGCGTTATTGGCGTCCCGTGTCGAAAACGTATCTTGTGTACGCGTGGCTGCGTGACCTGATTCGTGGGATGCGTGATGCGCGATCGGGTGGATTCCAAGGATGGTTGTACTGCGTTGTCAAGGATGGCGGGTTCACCACTCAGGAGCTTATGGGTCTTAACGATGAAATCGAGGTGTTGTGATGTGGCGGCTACGGTATTACCACTCTCACCGTGGTTTTTATCGGCTGGAACTCACGACACCTTCCGGCTTCATGTGTGGTTACACGCATTCCAGGATGATGCCTGATCTGGAAGCGGAAGCGTGGCTTATTCATGATGCCGGTTTGGACGGTTCGCAAGTGGATGTGCAGCGTGTTTTTTAGACACGTCCGATAATCCACACAAGTTTAATCATGTCAGCAAAAGAAAGGACAACCAAAATGACCAGCATCGATTTCACCAAAACCAGCACTTACGCAGATCTTTATCACTACTGGAATAGTGAGGATTACGAGCTTGACGCGATAAATCGTGAGCTTAGCTACATTCAAACTATTGACCGTGACCAGGCCGTGGATGATGAGGGTCATGCTGTGTATGACGAATATGTTTTCTATAAGATTGATGAGTGTCATCCTGATAGAGGTAATTCGTTTACAGCCGAGCAGATTGAACAGTTCGCTCAGACTTGGTGACAACCAAACAATGATTGGTTATCATGCCTGCGTGAAGGACGCTTGACGGCTTCCCCCGCCCGAAGGCGGGGTTTACCATGTAATGCATAATCATGCCATTGTAGACTACTCAGCTACACTTAACGCAGTGTGTAGCCAATTGTCCACCAATTCGGCTTCGTTGACTGGCTCGAAACACCATGCGTCCAATCCGACGTTGATCTCATTTTGATGCCTGCCGAACTCAAGCGGGTCATGCGCGTGCGTGTGTCCGTGCAGGAGCAGCGTGTTGTTCATGCGTGGTAGCGCGTATTCGGCTAATTCCGGCGCGTTCCAATTGGTTGAGACTGCGCCTAGGGGTTTGCTTTGCGTGAAGTCTTCACGCCATTGGTAGTGGCTTAAAAATACCGTGTGTGGATTGTTGCCCCACCCGTCTCTGATTTCGGTGATGCCGACTCTTCCGACTTCCACGAACACGCTTGCCAACTTTTCCAGCGTGCGGGTGGAGCTGTGCAGTTCGTGGTTGCCGAGAATCAGATGCCTGTTCTTGCGTGGTACGTGCAGGTTTTGGATGCGCATTATCGCTTGGTCTACGCTCCACGTGCTGCCGGAACTGATGTCTCCCAGAATGTAGAGTTCGTCTTCCTCGCCAACATACGTGTTGATGCATCTGATGATGTCGGCATCATGCTTCCGCCAGTTAACACAGTTCTTGAGCGGCTTATGCTCATGTTCGGCTTGTTGTTTGATCGATGCATCCTTAGCGTATCCGGGTAGCGCGTATCCGCGTAGTGCGGCCACGAACGGATGCGCGAAATGCAAGTCACTAGTGAACCACTTCATCCTTAACACCGCCCTAATATGGTACGTAGTCTGCCTATGGCGCGATTTGCTTCATCTATGGCAGTCTGTTCCGATTCTTCTGGATACAATCTTGCAATCCTGCCATTATGCGCGACATCCGGCTTGATTCTCACATTGAGATGCAGCAGCTTATCCGTTTCTGAACATGAGTCATCAGGTTCGATGAAACACTGATAGTAGACTGTTGGCACGTATCCCATACTGGTTTTGCTTATGGTAAAGAAATCGCGGCTGGATATGATGTGGCGAATATCGTCAACGTGTTTCAAAAATCCGGTGATCGAGGTTTCCAAGGTTGAGATAGTTACCGACGTGTCGGTGAGTTCTCTAATGTTATCTTCCGGTAGTTTCATTATCCATCCCATACTGCTTATCCCATTTACCCAATGCTTCCAAAATGTTCGGCAGTCCGAAATAGTCGTAGTATTGGCTGTAACGTTCACCGTTTTTCGTCTCGAATCCGATGGTAAGCATTTCGGGGTCATCGCCACAGGTTTCACAGACCGCTTCGCAGAATGGCGAATAATCGTAGCCGACTACTCGTACCGGCTGATCGTCGCTTCCGTCGAACAGTTCCGGTGATTCGACTTGCAACACGCGCATCAGCAGTTCGTTCGTTGATTTTCCAGTGGTGTTTTCCGTCATACTCCCCTACTTTCCGTTGACTTCGATTACCAGTTCCGTGTCACCATGAACGGTCGCCTTGATATCGTCGTTAAGCTGATTCGACAGGTGCATGATGATGTCAGTGACAGTTTCGTAATTCAGTTTCGGGGCAATGGTGATGTTCCCATAGCCGTCGGGCACGGCTTCGATATCGTTGCTGTACACTGGCATGGAGTATTGCGACGCTCTTAACTCCTTGAGTTTTCCTGACATGACGGTTTTGCAATTGTCTAGAATGATGATTTTCTCGCCTAAGTGCGTGGCGTTCAACTGTTCAGCCTTGATGATGGCCTTTTTACTCATTCCGAATAGCCTCCGATGAATTTTTGGCAGTTGGAGTCCAACTCGAACTCTTCGATATACACGCCCTTGTCGCCGTGATGCTCTTTGTGTTTGAGCGCGAACTTTCTACGTTTGAGATTGCGCACACGTTTGACCGCCTGCTCTCGCGTGGCGTAAACGCCCATGACACTGACGAAACTTCCATAGCATGGAATGTCCCCAAAGTTATCGATATCAGCGGTGACGATGTAGATTCTCATGACTTATCCTGCTTCCCTTTGATATGGCGGCTACTTGATGCCGCTGCTGCCGAATCCTTTCTCGCCACGTTCAGTAGAATCCAGTTCGTTGACTGGCTCGAATTGCATGTGCGCGTATGGTAGGAACACGATTTGCGCTATCCGGTCTCCCTCATGGATTTCAAACGCCTGTTCACCCATGTTTCTGAGGATTACGCCGACTTCGCCACGATAGTTCGCGTCGATTACACCAGGCGCGTTCATCACGGTGATGTTGTGTTTCAACGCCAAGCCTGAGCGTGGGCAGATTAGGCCGACGTATCCAGCTGGAATAGCCATGTATACGCCTGTGTGTACGAGTGTTTGACTACCCGCGCAGATGATCGTATCCTCGTTGGAACGTAGGTCTGCTCCACCATCGTTCGCGTGAGCGTAGCCAATATTGTTTGTCTTACCGCTGATCTGCAATTTAGTCTCCGAACTTTTCGAGAATGAGTACTCCTATGACGCCGATAATCCAAGCGATTATCAGGATGATTGTGATACCGGCCAATGCGAGTAGTGGCGCCCAAATGGGTGCGATCACCCATATCCACGGGTATGGGAATTGACCGCCGATTTTCAGGAGTGCCAGTATGCCGGACAATAGCAGTAGGATTGGCGAGCATTTGATGTTGACGTTCACTTCAATCCTCCGTGTAGAAGGTGAGAACGTGTAGTTTCTTTCGGGCGTCCAATTGCTCTCCGAACATGCCGTACTGTTTGACTGGTTCGATCACGTCGCGCATGTGATGCGTGTGATAGGTGATGGTCTTGCCCTTGTCGGTGATGCTGATGATGCTCACTGCCGGTTGTCCTTTCCGACGAGTCCCCAAATATCGTCCACTGGAGTGGTTTGCTGCATCAGCATGTACACGTCCGCGATGCAATAGATTGGGTGTCTGCCTTCCTTGCGTACCGGGGTGAGCTTGCCCCTGTGCGCCCATGATTTCAACGTGTTCGCGGATACGAGGTATCCAGCCTGTTGGAGTTTGCTTCTAATGTCCGAAGCAGTCCCCGTGTAAGTGCTGTGTTTGATCTTGTCTTGCATGAGTGTCCTCAAAAAGTTGATGTTCCAAACGTTCCTGCATCCACGGCATTTGACTTGTTTTGCCGTCTCGTCAGCGCTTAACGGCATGTTGCAGTCAGTGTTGGGGCAGTTGCCCAAGCTAACCGTATGGCCTTGATTCAACAGGCGCTGGCATTTGTCGCGGGCGATGCGGATTTCAAGCGCGTACACGGGTGTCGCCGTTGAGCATAGACACGCAGGTTCGCCTTGCTTGGTTTTCTTCACGGCTATCCGCTGCGCCAACACGTTCAACGGATCGTGATTCAGGTATTCGACGCCTAAGCATTTAGCGAACGCGGATAGTGTGCCCCACACGCTATCATCCCGTTCGTCTCCCTCATACAGCAGGTCGAACACTTGCTCCCTCAACGGCGGATTATCAGAGTATCCTCCCCCGCCACCATCAGCGTCATGGTTCTTGTTGATGCGGTTCATCTTGTCGGTTTCCAAAAATCCGATGTTCTTCGTGAACCATTCCAAGTCGGCTAGAAGCCGCTGTTCACATTCAGGGCAGAGTTGCCTGGTATCGTCTCGTTCACGCCCGCAACGCAACAGTTTGCAGTCAGCCAATCGCACGCCTTCCAAAATCATGGTATGTTGATTCCGCACCGGTGCCCGAAGGCGTGCGATTAATGCCGGAACATGTCTAGTATACCGGTTGCACCCAACCTTGCAACCGGTATTGGATTAACATCTCAAACAGTCTCCCGCTTCCGTTTTCTCTTCTCGGGTTGAAGCAGGTAGTAGTTGCGTTCGTAGGCCGCCTGTTCCTCACGGCTGAAATGGTGGAATGTCGGACGATGCGCAAGCTTGTATCGGCGGTTGCATTCCAAGACTTGCTCACGGTGGGCCATCCGCCACTGTCGCGTGTGCTCACGTTTCCGTGCGAGCTGTTCCGCAGTAAGCTTGACCGGCTTTTTCGACGCTTTCGCCTTCTTCTTTCCGACTGGCGGCTTCTCAGACGGCTTGCGCCTACCACGACGAAGAACTGCTATGTCAACCGCGAACATTTTCATGATCTCGTCGGCGGTAGGCTCATTCATTCCGTTTGCTCCAATGATTTTGCAGTAGTCTTCTCGATCACGTACAACACGACGGCCTCATTGTTGTCCAATGCCAGTGGGTTCGCTGCCGTGACGTTGATGATTTTCCACCCATCGTCCAGATAGTCGATGAGTTTTGAATCATTCTGCACACGCACGCCGTTACCGGTGAACTTCGTGTATACGGGGATTAGTTCATGTTCCATTATTTCGTCTCCCCGTCCTTGCCGCTAGCATTGTCCCAATCGCAGGAAAGACCACCTCCCCCCTTGTAGACGTTGAAGCGGATGCATGTCACGGTCCTACCGTCGTGCAACTCGATTCTGCACTCATCGGTCGCGAAGTCACCTCGCACATCAATGCAGTTGCTACCGTTCTCAGCATCGTCAGCATACGCTTCATTACCGCATCCGGCCAGTGGGAAAACCATTGTCACGGACACAAGCACGGCCATTAGCCCTCGTTGAATATTCTTGTTTCCTATCATTTCGTCTCCTTGATTTGCTTGATGATTCTCTCGTATGCCCGATGATGGAATATTCGCGTCCGTAAGACTGAGCATGGTTTCCAATGGAAGGATTCGATATCACTGGTGTACACGGGTAGGAACCATTTACGACAGTCCATGCAGTACATCAGGTCGGAGTAGAACGTGACCTTCGGATGCGGATGATCGTATCCACTACCGCAGGATACCGCGACGAAGCATCGCACTGAGCTTTCATCCTTGGTGGGATACCCGTACACATAATCCCGTCTCATTCCGTCACCGCCTTGCGTGCCACTTCGAGCAGGTCGCGGGCGTCCTTGAGATAATTGGCGCGCATTTCCGGCTCGGAATGATTCCAGAAGAAGTCCTCGCTGGGCACGTCACCCTCCCATGCGGGTTTCCTGTCCCACCACATCAGTTTTCTCGCCACGGCCTCCACCTCAACGTCAGACGGTGGCGCTTCGCGGCCTCGAATATAGGCTTCCTGCAAATCGTCAGTATTGGCAGCGAAAACCTTCTTGCAGCCCGAACCGTCATTCCAGTACTCGGTCGGGTACGCCTTTTCGGCTTCATCCTCTGAGATACTCAATTCGTCCTCTTTCCGTTAGCTTTGACCATGGCCCACAGGATTTCACTTGCCGGACGCCGCCGGTACGACATGTCGTTGTAGGACTGCACATAGTTGAGAATCAGTTTCGAGCCGGTCGAATCCGGTGTCAGAATCGCGTTCACTCGCGGCGGCACCATCTTCTGCCATACGATCTCGTCGCACAGCTCCTTCGTGCAGACCAGATAGTTCTGGTCGCCGTAGAACGTCAGGCCGTTGCCGCTCGTGAAGTCAGCCATGCATGACTTGACCTCGTAGAACCCGAAGCAGCCTTTCTCCACGCTTGCTGGCACCGGTTCGCCGTTGATGTTCCAAGGTTTGAAGCCAACGTAATCCACGCGCCGCTCGTCAGTCGTGTTCCGGTCGAAATTGACCTCACTCGCCCAAAAAGCGGTCTGATTCTTCAGACGCTTCTCGACCAGCTTGGACAGCATGGCGGTGGTCTCAGCCCTGCTCATTTCTTCCTCCTGAAGTACTTGTATTCATCGTGGTGATGGAACAGGAACAGGTGAAGTCTCCACACCTTGACTGCCAACAGGCCCTTGAGCGTGATCGCATACCCGCCATGGACACGCTTCATGAGCTTCCTATCGGCCAATGATTCAAGTATTCGGGAAAGCTCTTGGTTCCATCGTTGTTGCCAGATGTAGCTCATCCCCTCAGCGATATACAGGCAACACATGTCCTTGTCGTATTGACTAATCATCATTAGCCTCCCTCTCAAGGATGTAGACGTTCGTCGCTGTGACGGCGTTATCACGCAATTCCGTTGGCGGCATGGTATCCACCCGCAGAATCTGCCAACCCTCGTTCAGCAACTCTTCAAACACACCCATATTCATCAAGGTGCGTTTACAGCCGTAATCACTCCAAAAAAGTGGGCAAACCTTGTACCGTTTACTCATTTCGCGTCCTCCTTCATGAAGACAATCCAGTGTGTTCCCGTGCGGTTCGGCTGCTTGTTGCCGAAGAGTGGCTTGTGCGCTGTGAGCTTGAGAATCTGCGATACGGGTATCTGTGTCTCATTCCATTTGAAAATCAACACTCCGTGCTCTTTCAGGACGCGGAAGCACTCGCTGAACATGGTCTTGAGGTCAGCTTTCCACGTCTCTTGGTCGAGGCAACCGTATTTCTGCGCCATGTAGCTCGTTTCCCCCGCATTGCGCAGGTGGGGCGGGTCGAGCACCACCATGCGGAACGTCCCGTCGGGGAACGGCAGGTCGCGGTAGTCCATCAGCATGTCCGGCTTGACATCGAACCTACGCCCATCGCACAATTCCCAGCTCTCATCACGCACATCACCAAAAAGCACCCGATCATCCGATTTATCGAACCAGAACATTCGGCCGCCGCAGGCGGGGTCAAGAACAGGCTGATACGCGCTCATTTCGTGTCCTTCCTCTTGTATTCGTCCACTACGTGTTTCCACTGGATGCCTGCATCCATAGGGTCGCTGTACCAGTTTGTAGAGAGGTGCTTTCGGGGGCATTGAAGCCGGTATATCGACTTGATGTAATCCCCATCCTGTGTATGGCTCTCAACGATTTTGGGTAGTCTGCCGCACATTGGACACCCATATTCGTTGCGTCTGCGTTTGAACCACATAACTATTCCTTCGCGTCCTCGCTTTGATTCGGCACCTCACTGGGCATATTGCCGGAATAGCCAAGCATGGACCGGCAGTGGTCGATGATATGGTCAAGCAGTCGAGCTTGCATTATGACGCCATACACGAAAGCCTCACTGCCATCAAGCAGGTCGTTGGAATATTTGATTATCGGATTGTCAGACCGGATGACCGACTCCAAATCGGCATAGGCTTCTTCCGCATCCTCTCCCGGCGCTGGTTCAATGTCGGCAAGGATTTTCCTCCGCTGGTTCTCGCACCAGGCGATGATCTTGTTCAACGTCTTGTCTTTTTCACTCACGTTCGTAGCCATTGTTATTCCTTACTGCTCTTATCGTTCTTATCGTCATGGTCGAAAATGCAAGCGAACACGCCCATTAACGTGAGCACGCAGAGTATCGCTATCACACCCAATGTGATGACGATGAACACGCTTGAAATATTCCAGCAAACATCAGCCAGACTCATGATTTCTTCTCCTTGCGGAATTGTCTGATAGCTTCCTCTGCGTCGTAATAGCGGGCGACAATGCGTACCCACGAGTCGAACGCAGCTTCGGCAGTCTGACAGACCTCGCCTTGAAGACACTTCAATACGCACTCGTACCGGTAGACGGTATGACGTGGATTGTGATATGTGCATTTGCCGCTAACTATTATTGGCGCGTCACCGCAGTAAGGGCATCGAAGATAACTCTTGGGCTGGGGCTTCTTCTTACGCCCGAACATCACTCACGGCCTCCCCACATTCCTTCTTCGTTGGTTCCATAGTTTTTGCATTGGAAGATTCGAGCCAATTCCTCAGCGTCGTAAAGCGCCTGTTCCAACGCTTGTTTCCGTGAGACGGTCTTGGATACTGGGTATTCGCGTGTCGCACGAAACAGCCAAGTGTTCTCGATCACGTCCCAATGCCATAAGACCAGCTCATATCCATAGAATGTCTCATCCGGCATGGTGTAGCTATGACGGATGCTGACCGCGTATTGGTCGCTCATGCGCTCACCTCCTTGAGTATGTTCAATGCCTTCACGCCATCAACCACATGCTTTCCGCCTGCGTTCACGCTGATGATGACCGGCTGGTACACGCCTTCAACCATCAATGATTCGCAGATTCCTTCCGTCGCGCCTCGTAATTCCTTGCGGAGTTTCGACGGCACGTATCTCAGATACCCGTCGATGATCGTGCCTTCGTTGAGTTGGATTATCGCCCTATGCCCGTCGAGCATGCTCATGGGCAGCGACCGCCAGTCGGATAGGCTTTCATGCACATTCATGGTCGAACACCCCGTTTTCCAATCGTGCGAGCAGGTCTTTGCCGAAGTTGATTCCCGTCCCGCAGACGGCATTCTCGATGTCTTTCGTATGCTTGTCGGAAGATGGGTTGTCCCGCACTGTCTCACATTCATGAATGAGCGTGTGCAAAAAGTTGGTGAGGTTGGTCAACCGACGCTCCGCACGAGATGTATCGTTAAGATTCACTGGTATCAGCGGGAAAGCGTCAGCATCGAACGTGCGTTTGACCACGCTCCAGTCCATCGTTTCCAAATCCCCGTCAGCGAACAATTGCGCATCACAGTCGATATTGTGAATGTGCCAAGCGTCACCGTCATAGCTCAACAGGTCTTCACCATCCCGAGTCGCATACCAGCCCGGTTCGGTGGGCATGTCATCAGACGAGTGCGCCTGATCGTACATGGCTTTCACCTGCTTGTAGATGTCATCCAGTTCCCTCCCGTCGAACTCCACGGTCAGACAAGTGCCAGCCTTGTCGGTAAACAGGTAAGGCATTGTTTTGAAATCAATGCTTCTCAACATTTCACTCTCCTTCTTCGTTGAACGATGCCTGTAGAGTGTCCGCGAACACCTGCAATGCGTGTTCCACCCTCTTATCGAAATCGTCCGGCACCCGCGCACTGACAACCCCAGACATGTGGTTGCCGATGTCATCGCCACCATCCACATAGATAGGCACTTTCACACGCGCCGTCGCTTGCGTCATACCGCACGCCACGACATCGAATTTGATAGTGGTTGCACCTACCCGCAATTTGTCACTCATAGATGTCTCCTTGTCTGTAGTCGCTTTCAGTAACCAGTCAGGCAAATCCTCACGGCTTATCCTGAAAATCCTCGTATTTGTCCGAAATCCGGTCGTTGACGATGTAATGGTTGTAATCACCTTGAGTGATGTACCACCACTCCTTCTTATGGCCTTCGCGCAGATAGTCTTCGCAAGTGTGGTCGATGCTGTAATCCGGCTTGACCATCTGACGGAAACTCAACTCGTCCACAGACGGGTTGTCCTTCACGGCTTTAACTATCGCGTCGATCTTGTCCTTGGTGAAATCAGGTGTGACCACGAAAACGACTCGTATCATCTCCCCGTCGATGGAGTCGAGATTGCGAATCATGTTGACGTTCCGCAGATGGTAGACGATTCTCGAAAACTCGACTGCGGGCGCCAGGTTGTACATTCGCTTAACCATGCTTGGCATACTGGTGTGCATTTCGGTTTCGATGTCGTACTCGTACAGGCTCCGGGTGATCGACGCATACCAGTAGGCACGGCGAATATCAAGCCCCCATAATGGGTCTCCGCCACCGCTGAAGCTGAGGAATTTCATTTTGCCGGAGTCAGCCAAATCCATCACAGTGTCATAGGTGGCTCCCATACGGGTCTCGGCTATTTGGATTCCAGTGTTGCGCACGATGCAATACGGGCACTGCCAGTGGCATCCAAAGTTCGTAATCACACTGTAGTTACGGTTGTCGCTCATTGGTGCCTCCTTGGGTTGATTGTCTTGATAGTTCTTGCCGGACTCTCGTACGCGGTACGCACCTCATACGGCCTGTGGTGGAAGTCGGCTTTGGAACGTGCCGCGCCCACAGCTTCATCCAGAGACTCGTACACGCGGCATGTGTGAACTCCCGTATCGCCTTGCGGCCAGACGATGTAGCCGGTCTTGCCTGTGAAAACACTCATTTGACCGTCTCCACCGTGCTACAGCCGATGTATTCGCCGCCATGCTTCAAACACGCCCATGTCACGTCACCGGTCTTGACGGTTTCCATCTGGAATCCCGCGCCGGTTTTCCCGCTGGAACCGGCTGGCGATACGGTGGACGCGATGAAGATAATCGTCATGCAGATGATCGCGACGATGATTACCCGGTCCCGGTTCATCACTCACCATCCTTTGCGATGACGGCACCCATGGCTTCCCGATATTTCTTCGTCCGTTGGAACCGGTCGGCGAGCATGTGCGCTGCCTTGTCGATGATCTCGTCCTTGCGTTCTTCGAGGAAGCTTTGCAAAGCGTCCTCCATCATGGTCTTACACATGTTTTCCCGCGAATACGCGTTGGTGTGCGCGAAAACAGTGTCCATGGTTTCTTTGACGATCTTGTCGAGCACGTCCTTGTAGGCGTATTCCTCGATGCGGTTCTGGATGGCCTTGTCGTCAATGCCGATGGCGAACTGCACGATATGTTCCATGATTACTTGCCTTCCTTTTCGATTTCATTGATCTTGTCGGCCAGCACTTTGACCGCCTTTTTGTAATCTCCCCATGAGATTTCGCACCATAGCTGTTCGAGGTCAGCCCAATTATCAGCTTGCAAGATGCCGAGAAGCCTGATGGGTCTGGCTGTGATAATGTCGCCGTCCGGCCCGAGGTACATGGCAAGGAACGGCACGTTGTTATCGATTGCGTGCTTCGCATACCAGAGTGCTTTCTTGAGGTCTTCGACACCGTTCTTGTCACGCCACCGGTAGCAGTATTTAACTACGTTGCCCCAGTCGAAGCTGAGCAAACTGGATAGTTCGATGCATTCGAACGGGCCATCCTTGTAATGCGATGGATTGATATTGTCAGTCATTTGATTGTTCCTTTGTCGATGAATATTTGCCGTCTGCGGTGAGATACACGAGTCCATGCCAAGTCCGCACCGGCACTTCCAACTGGTCTTGAAACGATTTCACACACCAGCCGTTCTCATAAGCGATAGTCGGATGCATGTGAACGAAACCATGACAGCCCGTCGTACCCGAACCGCAAAGCAGAATCAGATTCTGCACTTGATGCTTCTCAACCCTCGTGCATTGGCTACGGAGTTTCCGATGATGCCGGGAACCGCCAACCGCATACAAGCTTCGGCCGCAACGCACGCAACGTCTCCCATCACGATCATCAACCATGCGGCACGTCTCCTTGGATGGATTGTCACTGCTCACTGGGGTTCTTCCTTCTGGTTTAGCTCATTGGCTTTTTTGACGGCTGACGCCATGTCGGTCACGTCATCCTGCGATTGGAGATGCAAGGCTTTCAACGTGTGTTCGCAAGCCCAAGTGTGGACGTGTGGCTTCGACGGTGGGATACCACCCATTTGCGCCCGGTTCTCACACCATCCACGCCATAGGCGTATCCAATCCCCCACGGTGCTGATTCTGGCATAGTGACGGACGGAGAAAGCGTTCCAAGCATCCTGTAAATCCAAGTTCGGGTAAGCGGTGCGCATCATGCTGTCCGCCGCCGTCAACTCTGTGGATTCTTGGAACATGGCAAGTGTCATTTCTTTGGAAGAAGAATAATATTCTTCTTCTTTCTTATCGGGTACGGGTACGGGTACGGGGCATGCGTTTGCCATCGGTTTGCCATCGTCTTGCCATGCGTTTGCCATAGGTTTGCTATGGCATTTGCCATCGGTTTGCCATGCGTTTGCCATAGCATTTGCCATCGGTTTGCCATTTTTGCCATTCTCAGGCTTCTTCCAACGACGGCTCGCACCCTTCTTGCCAGCTTCACTCCGCTTCCTGCGCTTGGCATCCACTTCGTCACCGTCCGGCTGATAGTCAGCCCAATCATGGAACACGTATTCGCCCTTGTCGGCGTCATACTCCCACAAGCCCGCATCGCAGAGTTCCTGAACCGAATCATCGGAGCAACGGAACATGGGAATCATGTTCGCTGGGACACGTCCTTTTGTCAGCTGTTGCGCGGCCCACGTGCCTGAACGAAGCCATAATGCGGTGGCGTCATTGGACAGCATCGCCGTCTTCGGATTCATGCAGAACCCATCATCGACCTTGAACCACATCGCCCGTTAATCCTCTCCTCTTGTGATTCCGTTGTATTCCATCCAGATGGCCTCCTGCCGTGGCGTGGTGACCGGCAGCCCGTCGTAGCTGAAGACGATGCCGCTCCCCCAGTGTGGTTTCGCCATCGCGTCCAGGGCTTCGGCGATTTCCACCAAGTCCGGTGGCGGGTCAAGCTCCATCACAGTTCCTTTCGCAAATGGTTTCCAACGTCGGCTTGTACGGGTATGTGGACTGGTCGGCGTAGTAGGCGTCCCAGTAGGCTCCGTAGTGTGGATTGTCGGCAGTGCTTTGGTATGGGACTGCTTTCCTGTCCTGGAGGAGTTGGACGATACGGCGTCCCTTGTCGGTCAGTCTGAGCGCATTGCCGGATACCAAGCCGCGCCGTCTGAGCGCCTGAATCCACAGCCACGGTTTCTGACCTGCGTGAGGTTCCGGCATTCGACCGGTACGCCATATGCTGACAAGCGCCTCATGCTGTTGGCTGCTCAAATGGATGCCGTTGACGCTGACTGCTGGAAGAATCATCGTCCACCTCCGAGCGGCAACCCACTGTTCAATATGCCCGCCAATTCACCCAACGTGAATCGGATGAACATTCGAGTGCCCGAGTCAACGCATTCCATAGACGGTTTGGCCGGTAGTAGCGTCTCGAACTTGTCCCACACGCTCAGACTCGTGTACGCGGGTTGAGACGCGATCCACTCACGCTCGCCCATCACGTCAGCATCGAACATGCCATCGGCTTGTATGACGAACGGATATTCAGAATCAATGTCACCAGCCAACAGTTCAGCCTTATCGAAGCATTTCACCATCGGCACGTTCGGATTGGCGAACGTCGAAACACTGATCGGCCGTCCCTTGTAGTACAGGTTCTCAACATGGTCGAGACGCTTGTCATCCAACGCCCAAGCCAAGTAATCCCAGACGCGCAGTTGGAACAGCATCTCACCGGTATTCAGGCTGGTTTCCGACATCGCTTATCATCTCCTTCGTGTTTCTGACGAGACTTTCCAACCCGCCGTGAATGTCATGCAAGGGTTCTATATGGATTTCCGTATGCGGCTCATAAGGATTGCCGCCGTATGTCAACGGCATTCCCTGCCGACGTTTGACAAGCCGTTTCGCCCGTTGTCCCCATGCCATACGGTCGGGTTCCAGCATGGCGCACAACGTGAGTTTCACCTGCTGGTCATCCACGTAGGCCAAACCGTTCAACGCGTCCTTGACGAGCTTTTCCAGATTGTCCAAATCCGGTTTCCCGTGACGCCCCTTATAAAACATGAGAATCATCAGCACGTCCCCGTCCAATGGTTCGGCATGAGGGTAGAACATGTGGAATTGGTTCCTCACCAGTTCCTCAGCATCCCTCGTATGTTGAGGGGTCACAGCCCGATACCCGTAGAATCGTGGACGGCCCTTCGCGACGGGTTCGCCTGGAATGTCGAAATCATAGGTCATAAATCCCATATGCTCGCGTCTCCAATATCCTCCCAATAGTCTTCGGCTTCCGACTCGCATTCAGGACAAGCGGGGCCGTAATATTCGACCCCATGCTTGTCACACCATGCGGGTTCGGTCATCCCAGAGAGCGGAACCATCAGAACAGTGTCGCCTCTCCAAGCTTCTCTTCAAGCTCGCGCATCAGATTCACCGACGCATCCCAATAGGAAGGCTTCAATTCAATGCTCATGCCCTTGCGGCCAAGTTTGATTGCCTCGTACACGGTCGAGCCGATGCCACCAAACGGGTCGAACACAAGCTCGCCCTTATTGCTCCACAAGCGGATGCACCGTTCGATGAAATCCAATTGCAGCGGGCAGATGTGGCGTTCATCGGTATCCTCACGGCCAAGACGCTCATTCAGCGTGTTGGTCTCTCGAATGTTCCACCAGACCGGTTGCGCCCAATCAATCCATTCCTCGTTGGAAACATCGTTCTTGATCGGCACCTGATTGTCGCCAGGTTTGCGGAACATCAGCAGATAGTCAGCCAACGCGGGACGGCTCATGCTGGAATCCTTGTTCTTCGTGACGAACATGAGGGCTTGAGCCTTCGTGCGGATGGCCTGAGCCTGTGGATTCTTGTTCACGGTGACTTCGCCGTGGAAAATCCAACCGTTCTCCACGTAAGCGCGGATTACATCACCACGGAAGTCGGTCAATCCAACCACGCCGTCAGCGGTCTTGGTGGTCACGACCTGCTGCACATGCACGCAAGCGATACGGCCCGGTTTCGTGACCCTCAACAGTTCGCGGATGATGTACCCGTAGTTTTCGATGAACTCTTCACGGGAACTGTTGTTGCCTAAGTCGCGGGTTGAATCGGAGTACACGTACAGGCTTGCGAACGGCGGGCTGCTCACGCTCAGATCAACACTGTTGTCAGCCATTTCCGTCATGCGTTCGCACGAGTCGCCAAGCCATAGCGTCCAATCCTTGCCTTTGGCTTCATCGGTCATATACATTTCATCGACCATCATGCGGCCTTTCCGAAAGAGTTTGATTCATTCATCGTCTTTACCAGTTCGTCACTCAAATGAGTGGCCTGCTGTTCCTTGCGGGTGATGTTCTCCGCTATCTCGCGTTCCAAATCGGAAACCACCACATGCACGTCAACCACGCGCTTCTGTCCGAACCGATAGCAGCGGCGTATCGACTGGTAGTAGGATTCCCACGAGTCGTTCAAACCGCAGAACGCCATTCGAGCGCAGTTCTGCCAGTTCAAACCGAACGATGCCATGGAACCCTTCGTAATCAGCACCGGAATGTTCCCATCAGCGAAGTCAAGGAACGCCTTGGCCTTGTCTTCCGGCGACATGGAGCCTTTCACATTCACACTGCCGGGGATAAGCCTGTTCAGCATGTCCGCCTCGTCGTTCAATCCAGCCCAGATAATCCACTGTTCGCCCGGCTCGTTATTGACAAGATCGACGCAACGGTTCACACGGTCAACAAGCGTTTCCTTACGGACTCTCGCACGCCCGCCGACGCCACCAAGGTCAGCTGCGAACAATTGGCCTTCCGGGATGCTGCCGTGATAGGCGACAACATCAACGGTCTGATTCAATCCGGGCAACTCATATCCCGCATCATCACCGCCAATGTCGGACGGCTTGCGCAATGCGATGGCCCATTGCGACATCCACCGCATCATCGGCTTAACCGCGTGACCTTTCAAACGCCAAATATTCCCGTCATGCACGAAATACGTGGCAAGCATCTTCACACGGGTGGCGCATCCAAGGAACTCGGCCTGATTGCATAGTTCCTCTGGGTCGTTCGGTGCCGGTGTGGCGGTACAGGCGAGACGGTATTTCGTATCCCTGAACGTGTCGATCAGCATTTTGCGGGTCTTGCCGTCCGACTGTTTCAGAATCGAAGCCTCGTCCAATACGACCGCATTGAATTTGGACACGTCGAGTTTTGGCACACGCTCATAGTTCGTGATGTTGAATCCGTCAGATACTTCCGACTGGTCATGCACATAACGCACTTCCATGCCGATTGCGGCGCCTTCGCGGATGGTTTGCTGGCATACGGCCAACGGCGCTAGAATAAGCCCCGTCCCATGTCCGGCGCAGACTTGCCGTAACCATTCGAGTTGCATTCTGGTCTTACCAAGACCCGTATCGGCCCATATGGCTGCACGTCCTACTTTGCAAGCCCATGTGACGATACGTTTCTGCCAGTCGAACAGGGATGGGTGGAGCTGTTGCGAGCTAACGGTGATGCCAGTCTCCTGCTCGCACAGCTCCTTTCTTTTCAGAAACTCCCTGTATGGAATGATGTTTGCCATGTTGGTTCCTTTTAGTCTGGATTAGAACTCGGCCGTGTTGCCGCCGAAACTGCCGAAGTCGGAAGGCTGATTATTGTTCGACGCCCAAGGGTCTCCACCCAACTGTTGAGACTGTGCGGGCTGCTGACCGGCCTGTTGAGACTGTTGGAACCCATTGGATGGAGGATTATTGAAACCGGCTTGTGGGGCACCCTGATAGCCGCCACGTTGAATCTTCTGCACTTGCGCGGTCGCATTCCGCAATGAGGGGCCGATTTCGTCCACTTGCATTTCAACCACGGTGCGGTTCGTGCCGTCCTTCGCCTGATAGGAACGCTGTTGCAAACGGCCTTGCGCGATGACCCTCATGCCCTTGTGCAGGGATTGGGCGCAATGCTGGGCCATGTCACGCCAAATCGTGCCGCGCATGTAAAGCGTGTCACCATCCTCCCACTGGCCCGACTGGCTGTTGTATTGTCTGGTGTTTGACGCGATGTTGACATTGCAGACGGCCTCACCATTGCGGGTCGTGCGTAATTCCGGCTCGTCGGTCAGATTGCCAATGATCGTGATAACGGTTTCTCCAGCCATTATGCGGCCTCCTTGACTTCTTCATTCTTTTTGAAACTGTTGATGAACAATTGGGCTTGCCAGTCGGTCAATCTTGCGTAATTCACAGGCATTTTGATACGATTGCCGATGGCTTCGGACTCACGTCCGGCTGGAACATTCCCCTGAGCCAACAAGGCGGCAACCTGCTTGCGTAGTTCCTCGTTCATCGGATTGCCACGCTGATAGCCAGCCAACTGGCCGTCATCATCACTGGTAGCAAGACAGAACAGGGTGAGCAGACTGTACCTTCGCGCATAGGTTTCCGCACTCCCATACCGTTGCATGAACGGCTGTTCACGTTTACCTGCGGAATCACCCACGATGATCGGGACGGGAGCTTCAAACACGCTCCAAGACTTGCTGTCATCCTTCCAGTAGCGGGTTACGACGAATCCATACCCGTTCGGATATTGGGGTAGATTATCGTATTGGATGCTCTGCTGCACCTTGACCTTCAACGTTTCGGTCACATAGTTGACCACACTGCCCAAGTCGGCGTAATCATAACCGTAGGCTTTACGGTTCTTCGCTATCACATTTCCCATTGGTCATCATCTCCAATCAGATGGTTCATCTGCCAGTCAGTGAATCTGATAGGCATAGGCGTCTTCGATAATCCTTGGTTGAGCATGTCTTCCAACGGAATATGGTTATTCCAGTAGAAGCTGAGCCTGTCCAACGCTTCACGAATCTGCTTCACCGCGACAAGTGAGATTTCAGGATCGTTTTCGGATAGTTCCCAAATCATCCAGTCGTATGGTTCCTGCTTCTCCTGCACGACGAATCTGAATCCCATCGCACCCTGGTATCCGGTTACGAGCCGATACAGCATCATGTAGAAGGCGGCTTGAATGTGGTAGCCGAACTTGTATGCCGAACCAGTGAAGTCCTGCACGTCATGGCCGGTGGTCTTGTAGTCGTACAGCCACATGACGCCATCCATGTCGGGATGGTCGGGCAGCCAGTCGGCCTTGCCTTTCAACTGCAATCCAGTGGTCGGGTCAATGGCGAACAAGGCGATTTCCGGTTTGCCTTCCACGAGACTGTTCATGTCCGGCGCGTAATCCACCATGTTTTGAAGCTTCTCATAGTCGGAACCGGAAAGGATTACCAGATCGTCCGATTTGGCTTGTTCGGCTTGTGCTTTACCGGCTTTGGTGCGCCCGTCGAGTTTCCTTTCGACCTTCGGGCCACTACCGAGAATGAGACTGTGCGCGGCCTTGCCGAACGCCAACGTACTGTTGTCGAGAGGGTTCAGCTTGTGCCATGCGTACGCTCTTGGAGACTCCATGAACTTCTTCAAACCAGTCTGGTCGATTGCCGGATGTGCGAAATACTCCTTGTCCGGCATGTCAACCATGCTGGGAAATTTCACTTCCGTCATACTTCCGCCACACTCCGTTCCAGAATGTGGGCATTATTCCGGTAACGCCACTTCCTATAACCCTGTTCGACAAGCGGGAACAACGAGCGGGCGTAAATGACGACACCATTGATGTTCTTTTCCAACAAGTCTCCCTTACCGGCATTCAGAATCGTGTTCTTCACGATTTGACCCAGTCCGGTGAGGTTACGCTTGGCGTCTTCTGGATGCTGTTGGGTCATGTATTCCCTGAGCGTGATACGGTAATCCGGTTCGATTGGATGCCAGTCCGACACGTCCAATGGTTCCGGAATGGTGTCTTCCCCCAGCCGGTAGGTTCGTCCGAACAAGCTGATCTCGTCCGGCACTTTCGTGTAGGTCTCGCCATTCACGTTGATGGTGTCCATGAGAGTTTTCCTTTCTGTGATTGCGTGCTGGTGGATGGAGTCGAACCATCTGACCGCCGACGAACCGAACGACTGAGATAGCAACGGCCACGTTCCCTGCACCAGCAGTGGTTGACGGGAGAGAGTGTGTATGTAAGCGCCTAGAGAAATCGACTTTGGAACATGATTTTTTAGGCTCCCCGACAACCGGGTTTTCAATTATGTCGGGCCGTCTCTCGACGGCTTCGGACGTGGGCGGGAGTCGAACCCGCGACCCGTAGGGGAAGAACCAGAGACCCCGAGTCATCCAATCCACGTCAAATCCCCAGTCCGGCAATCGCACTAACCGGTGGGGACAGTGGCCGCAACAGGAGTCGAACCTGTTAGGATTCACGCCAATGAATGATGCAAAACCGTTGGAACCCGACCTGAACGGGTTCACGGCCAACATCACGGCAACAGGAAATGTCAAAACCTGAATGCGAGATGGATAAGGTGATTCATGAGTTGTCAAACTTAAGGAGTCCGGCATGAATCCCACAACCATGTGCGGCCAATGCGCCTACGTGATTTGCTGCGCGGTATTGAGTTCGTAGGCGCGTGGATAATATCGATATTCAGTTATGGTCCCCACTGGCCGACGAATGAGTGAACGTGGGTATCCTGCGGAACAACCCGATTTTTGGTTGTTTGTTGGGACTGCCAGCCAGCGGGAAGTCTTTAGTCGCGTGGCGCGAATCTGACGATCAGCCACAATGCGGTGGCGATGTACACGCCTTCCACCATGAGCGCGGCGGTGGTGTCACCGTCATGCCAGGTGAGCATGAGTG